ATTACGTCAATGAGTAAAGACGAGAACGCACAGAAGCTAAGAACAATGAACATTCAGAAGTTGTTCGGTGAGACTGCGTTTACCAAGTTCATCTACCTCGACACTGGGGCAGATAAGGATGAGGTGTTAAGTCAATACGAAGGAACAGATTACACTTGGGTTGAAGACAAGGTTGAGAACGCACACGCTGGTGCAAACTTTGGTCTGGACTCTATTGTCATGGAACATGGATACAACATGGACGATGACAGCTTCCCACTCATGAAGGGTTGGAAAGATGTGTACGAATATCTAGTCGGTTAGATTCTCCCCATAAAACTCCCCTATATACCCTATGTAAACAATTAAAATACATGGGGTATTTCGCATGGCTAAACAAATAGCAGACACACCTGTAGGACAAGCAACAGTTGACTTGGAAAAGTATACTGAGTTAGTTCTCAAGGTGGACGAAGCACAAGATAAAATCAAAGAGATGGAAAAACTCTCTAAAGAACTACAGGTTGTATCAGCTGCCGCAAAACCAGTTCCAAAAGGATTCTGGTCATTGTTCCGTGATGAGAATGATATCAATGAGAAATCAATTATTGGATTTGCATCATTTATAATGATGGTTGTATTCGGTATTTTTGATTTGATTACTGCAATGAACGGTGTACAGTTAGAGATATCTGATACAATCTACACATCTTTTGTTGTCGTAACATTGGGTTCATTTGGTATTGCAGAAGCAGGAAAAGCATTCGGTAAATAAAATGGAAAAGGTTAGGTGGAGAGGAACGTGGGGCGTTGGTGATGCAATGCTCGCCCTCAACGTATGTCATAAGTATTGTTATGATAATAACATAAAAGTAAACCTAGAGATGCATTGGGAACACGGTGAGGATTATCTCCATTCGCCCGATGACCCCGAAACCATCATAGAGAGAATGGAGTGGTTACACACCAAATACCACAGACCAGAGGATGTGACAGTCACTCACGTCTACTACTCCGACCTATTCCAACACGGCAATGTCAATCCTGATAAACAGAAGGATAGATTCTACTTTGATTCGGGTGCATACGACTCGACAGGAGCGCCATCAAACCACTGGCCGTTCAAGAAAGAATTGTATCGTAATCATATCAAGACAAAACGCATTGTTATCTGGACACCAACTTATAACACAGAACAACCAAGATTATGGAAAAGGTTCTTGACAAAAGATGATTGGGCCTATATAATAAGCTTACTGCGCCGAGAGGGTTGGATACTAGTTGAATTGACGTATCGAACACCAGTAAAAGATGCATTTGAACAGATTAGAAAAGCAGATTACATCTTTAGTTATGATGGTATGTGGCATTATATCGCAAAGAACTTTTCTATACCTATATTCATTCCATCTTGGGAAGGTATTACTGGTTATGCATGTCCTCAAGTAGTATGTAGACCTGACACTGAGGGAGTTATGGAATTTGTGAATACCTTCACTGAAGAAGGTAGACACCACATGGATAATAAAGCAGATAAATATCTGAGAGAATTGAGTAAATTTTATGAAGAAAATACTACAGATAGTTAACCTATCACCTAACGAATCTATCGTTGAGAAACTAGCTGATATACATCCTATGAAACAAATCACTTATGCGTCTATATTGCAAGTGGTTGTATTCTTCTTTATGTTACTTATGTTTAAAGTAATTGGGAGTTTTGTGTGAAAATTGATAGAGCAGTAATTGAAATTAACGGTGGGTGTAACTACTCGTGTACTATGTGTCCCCAAGACATGCGTACTGGAGGGAGACATAAAGACTTTCTCAAGAAGATGGGACTAGAAGAGTTTGAGAAGAATGTCGCAGATTGTGCCCAACATGGATTGAGAGTAGTCAACCTAGAAGGTAGTGGAGAACCCACACTGAATAGAAACCTACCTGAGTACATTAAGATTGTAAAGAAGTATGGAGCCAAGTGTTTCATGTTCTCTAATGGATTCCGTATGCATGGACAGTTTATGAAGGACTGTGTTGATGCGGGTCTGGACTTCTATCGGTACTCATTCATTGGGTACAATCCTGAGAAGTATGATGAGTGGATGAATAACATCATTGGAGGAAACTTTAATACTATTGTAAACAACATTCGTGAGATGAAGAAATATGTAGACGAGACTGGAAGTGACTGTGTAGTCGCAACCTATCATTTGATTACTGACAACAACAACCTAAATAATGAGCTGGATGCTTATAAAAAGTTAGTTGATGACCTTGGGGTGAAGACTGAAATATGGAAAATGCATAACTGGTCTGGTGTATACGAGATTGGTGAAAACGAAAGAAAAGGTGAGGTAAAAACCTGTGGTAGACCCTTTAGTCCTGATGTTGTTATCCGTGCTGGCGGTACTGGCGGCAAAAGAGGTGGTGTTGCACCTTGTTGCCAAGTACTCGGACAAGACGAGAAGGCCGTTCTGGGGCACACCTCTGAGAATACAATCGAAGAAATCTGGAATGGGCCCGAATATACAAAACTCCGTGATGACCATACTACTGGAAATTATCCTGATTACTGCCGTACTTGCGACTTTCTACTGGATGACCCTGAAGTATTAGTTTACACGAATCATGAACGTGACTTAATGAAGATGCACGGAACTGAGTTCGACTTGAATGATTACCGATAACCTTTGGATGATTCAGATACCTGGCAATAAGGTATCACAACATTATGCAAGACAGAGTATACCAACGTGGGATGCTGATGTCAACTTATTTGACGCATATACACCTGACCATATGCCAAACTATCTGACCTTTGATAAGTTCTGGGGTGAACGTGAGTTCAGTGAGAGTGAGAAGGCGGGATTCTATAGTCACCTAGAGTTGTGGCAGAAGTGTTATGTTGAAGAGAAACCAATCGCAATCATTGAACATGACGTGGTACAACGTAAAAAGAGTATGCCCATCGTGGGTGATTTCTTTGCGTTTGCAGACTTTGTTGATGAAGACGATTGGAGAAACTACTCTACCCGATTCAAGGGTCATCCATACTGGGGAACAGACGAACCCCTATGTCCTGTCACCCACGCATACTATATGACCCCCGATGTGGCAGAGTCATTGTTCTTCTCTATCAGTCTCTACCCTGTTACCAAGTTTGTGGATGATTACATGTGGGAGTTCATGGGGAAGAACAAGAGAAAAATAATGGATTATGCAAGTCCTATATACTATAACGATATAGGCGGAACTATGGTACATGAGTGAACAAGAACATAACCCCACAATGATGTTTCTGGAATATAAGATACACCGAACATCCGATTGGAAAATACAATTCGACAGTGCATTGGAATTGATAAACCTCAATCCAGAATGGAAAGAAGGAGATGTCCTCGGTCTATCCATACAAGACGGAAGGATTACATTGACTAAATTATGAAGAGATTAATATTTCAAGTATCGGTGGGCAAACCATCGAATCTATACAAACACTGTATCGAATCAGTCGCACATTATTGTGCGAATTATGATATCGAACACATTGTTCTGACACAACCCAAACTACGAATCAAACCTGATATCTTTAGTAGTGGCCGCAGTGAAGAATCTTACATGAAGTATGGTGGATATCTTCCTATCTTTGAGAAGGAGAACGCATTTGAATACCTTGATGACTATGACCAGATTGCCATTGTGGATGCCGACATTTATATACGAGCCGATGCCCCTAATATATTCGATGACTTTGGTACTACTCATGCCTTTGGTGCAGTAGCAGAACGTGAGATGGATATCCAAGACTGGTATGGTGGTAAGATTCAAAACTATTCTGCCATGCAGTATCGTCACCTACATGGTAGTGGACAGGGTGACTTCAAACCAAACAATCTAGGTTACGAGTTCTTTAATATGGGATTGATTCTCTTGAACTCAAAACAATTCAAACCATACCTCAAGGGACAAGACCCACACACCTTTTTGAATCGTATGGAATTTAAAGACTTTGTAGATGGTCTTGGTGCATACAAGTGGAGTACTGACCAGACCTTGCTAAACTATTTCCTGAAGAAGTATAAGATACCTACCAAACATATGGATGGTAAGTGGAATGGACTATTTGGTGCAATCAATAATGTAAAGGATTGTAACTTTGTGCATTTCTTTCTAAAGGATAAACTCCCTGACGGTGGAGAAAATGTTGACCAGTTAATGAATCAAATCATATAAATAACTAATAGACAATACCGTCAACTTATATTAATAGAGTGAATAGGAGAACCCTAATGTTAACCCCGAATGATTTTGTGAAGAAGATTCGCAAAGATAACCAAGCCCTGTTTGAAGCGTCTAAGATGAATACTAAGGCGTACTTCGAAGGTGACCTTCCTGAAGAGGAAATGGTCAATCACTTCATTGGTCGCATGGTCAATGAACGTATGAACATGTCTGAAATCTCAATGCAGATTGCAAATGCAGCTGACGATACAGACCCGAAAGAATTAGAACTTCTTTCTAAACAAGCAGCAGACGAAGCAAAACATTACCGTATGGTTCGAGAAGTAATCGAACACATTAAAGGTGAGAAGATTGATGTAGTCCAAGCACTTGAATCAGAAAGAAAGGCAAACACCGCAAAAGGTGCTGCACTTCTAGATAAGTATGATGCACAAGAAGATGAGGCAGTCCTTGCCGCATACCAACTTGTTGCAGAAGGACGTGCAGAAGCTGTCTGGAATCAGATGGCAGATACCATTCAAGATGATTTCATCTCTACTCGTTATCGTGAGATTGCGAAAGACGAAGGTTTCCACAGTGCAATCGGTGGATACTCGTTACGTAAACTTGCGACAGACGAAGAGACTCAAAGTCGTGTCCAACGTGTTGTGGAAGCAATGCGTAAAGACCTGTTTGAAATCTCGTGTAAAAACACAGTCGAAGCAGAAGGTTCGAGGGAACTCGTAAACGAAGCTTACGGTTGGTAGATGAAGATAGGACTCAGTCAAAGAGTCCTCACGCACAACAAACAAGTTCATGACTCTTTAGACCGTAGTTGGTACGTGTTATTAAGGGGTCATGAACTCGTCCCCATCCCAAATCGTGAAGACTTAAATTATCCATCTCTTGCCGAATCTCTAGACCTTCTTATCCTTACGGGTGGAGGGAACGAGAGGATTCGACTCGAAACCGAAATATCTATTGCAACCGAGATGGCAAAACTAGGTAAACCTATACTTGGCATATGTCATGGTGCATTTTTACTCACAGAGATTTTTGAAGGTAAGACAAAGTCTGGCAAGGAGAATCATCACAACGTGAATCATCTTGTGTACGGTAAAGAATCTAATCGTATGGTGAATAGTTTTCACAACATTGCTATTGACAAACACCCCCCAAATAGTGTATTATTATACAGTGATGAAGATGACGATTGTGAATCATGGATAATGGATAATATCTGTGCGATTGTATGGCATCCAGAGAGGATGACTATACCTTATATACCAGAAGAAATTATGGAGGCAACAGGACTATGATTAATATAAAAAAAGGTGAGACTTTTCAAGTTCGTGATATATGGAGTTATGATATCACGTTTGTTGAAGGTAGATATACGAGTGACAATTTCTTAGGAACAAGTTACTTGATGGCCAAAGATTCTAATATTCATATTAGAGATGGATACTCAGTCAACGGTAAGAATTTTGCGGGACAGACAACAAAACAATTTACCGTATATGATGACTCCACATTTGCCCATATAAAATTCTATGGTTTATCCATGAATGATGAACGTCTGTTTATACCTCATGGGAATCCAAAAGGTAATCTATCGTATATGGATGGTGGTACAAATACTACCGCAGTAAATCCAGGCAGACTAGGATTACCTGTTATCAACTATGTCCATTTTCCAGCAGGGATGAAACAAACCCTACACACCCATCCAAGTCAACGTATTGGTCTTATCCTTTCTGGTAAAGGTGAGATTGAACTTGACAATGGTGTAATGTTTCCTATCAAAGAAGGTGACTGTTGGGTGATGGAAAGAAATGTACTACACAACTTTATGTGTAACCAAGGTGAAGATGTCACCCTATTCGTGTTCAGTCCTGACTCTGGTACAGGGCCGACAGATGAAATTAATCCATTGAAGGTGAGAACTTATGTCGGACAAACAAGAGTCTAAGAAACTAATTATTATCACAGGGCCACAGGGTTCTGGGAATCATCTATTCAGTAAAGTGTTTGGTTATCATTCGGATGTAAACGGATGGGATTTCGGAGACAAGTACTGGATACCATCTGACGAAGAACCCTTTGCAGAGTGTTGGGTTGACCCATCCAAGACAAAGAGTATGTTGACCCAAGACTATATTGTTGCGAATGTCAGTGTACCGTTTGTCTATGATGGAGTCAAACAGATTCCTCAGATACAACAAGTAGTCTACGAAGCACAAGATGCTGGATATGATGTAAGGGTTTGTATCGTAGTACGTGATGGTAATATCAACCGAGAACAACAACGTAGAGTCCGTAAGGAGATAACCCTACCGACTGCACTACAATACTATTATAATCTAGATGCACAGCTGGAGTTTTTGTCACACGAATCTCTTTTCCTATATGGTGGTGCATACCTGAGATGGTTATCTAAGATTCTCGACTTCCCTATTGCTTATAGTGATGACCGAGTACTGAGAGATATCAACGAAGACCAGAATGCGAAGTACGTGAAACACGTAGAAGAACACTGGTTAGATGAACAAGTATGGAATGGGATAAGACCAAAAAGTGAAAGGTAATTATTTATTAATGACGGGTGCGCCAGGCAGTAAGTGGTCTGGAGTTGCAAACAACATTCACGCATCCACAGATTTTGACCAGACCGATATCACAAAGGAAAGGTCTTACACACACCACAATGGTTTAGTACATGGGGGTGCATACTTTGACCCACTGATGGAGTTTAAGTTTGACAAGAAAGAATGGGACTTGCCTTTTTCTGGAAAAGGTGTTAGACTAATCAAATCGCATACCCTATCCACACAACTACCTAACTACCACAAGTATCCTGTTGTTCTGGTAATAAGGAATTCTTATTCGTGTTGGGAGTGGTGGAATCAGTGTGGTGGGTTTCGTATCACATATCCTGATTATACGTGGTATAAGAATCCCGACAATATGTTTGTACAGATACAGTTACAGAATCAAGCCATAACAACATTCATATATAAGAACAGAGATAAGATTATTCAATGTATGGATAATATCGAAGTACTTGAAGAACTGGGATTAGACTCTAACGTGACAAAAGATAATTATAGTGAAAAAGATGTGAGTGTATATGTCTACCAACCTTAAAACAATTAATGCAGAAACTAGACAATGGTTGAAGGACTACTTCACATACGACTGGCCAAGTTCACGCACTGCGGGACTTGATAGATATTACTGGACAGGGTTTAGGTTAATAGATGAAATCAGAGAAGGGGAATCAGTTCTGGATGTTGGTTGTGGTATCAATCCTTTTAAGCGTCACATTGCCAATCTTCATGGAATTGATATTACAGACATAGGGTCTGACGAACAAGTAGATGTTCAATACTTTAAATCTGAAAAGAAGTATGACGTTGCGTTTGCATTAGGTAGTATCAACTTTTGTAGTTATGATACAATACGAGACCAGACCGAGGGAATGGTCAACGCACTCAAGCAGAAGTCACGTATATACTGGAGATGTAATCCAGCCCATCGTGACCACACCAATGATAAGGTGAATGATGTTCCGTTCTTTCATTGGAGACTCGAACATCATCTTTTGTTATCAAAACGATTCGGATATGAAATCACTGAATTCATGCCTGACCAGAATAGATATTATGTGAAGTGGGAAAGAGAATGAAAATGTTTGTACACATCCCTAAAAATGGTGGGATGACAATAAGAAAGAATACGGAGATTAGAGGACAGGTTGTACTGGGACATCCAGACAATCTAAAGAACGCTGAGTATGTGAGTAGTGTTAAAGCTAAAATGCATAACACTAAAGACCATGCTGGATACGAACACGCACGTTGGAGGGACTGGAAACAGGACATCAAAGATTCGATTCAAGCAGTCGCAATTGTTCGTAATCCTTGGGACAGAGTATGTTCCCGTTATATGTTCGCAAAGAAGGTAATGGAATACGAAGGAACTCAACCAGAAGGTTACGCAGACACCTCATCCTTTGAGGCATTCCTTGAGGAACGTCACAAGTGGGGTGGTGTTGAATATATGTGGCATCGTGCGATTCGTGGATGGTATAATGCATACGACCACGTATCAGATGAAGAGGGAAACAACCGTTGTGACATCTTACGGTTTGAAAACTATAACGAAGATGTCAAACTCTACTTTAGATTACTATCTAATCCCAAACCCCGTAATATTACTCGTGTACCTAATGATAAAGGTAAGACAGGATACGGGACTTCTTATAAGGATATATACAACGAAGAGACTATACAGATTGTCGCAGACTGGTATCAGAAAGACATAGACTATTGGGGTTTTGACTTTGATACAGGCGCAACACGGAATTATTGGAATGCTTAAAGAATTATTTGACAAATACCAGTGTGATAAGGGTACAGAGAAACATCACTATTATAAAGACTATGAACAATATTTTGAGGAACGAAGAGAAGAACCTCTGAACTTTCTTGAGATTGGTACGTTCATGGCCGCATCAACAAACGCATTCTACGATTATTTTCCTAATGCGAACATCTACACCATTGACATTTTTGTGAGGACTAACCCAAAAGACTTGAAGATTCTACACGAAGACCGTGTACACTGGATGAAAGCAGACTCTATGGACGCTTCTCTTGGTATGAAAATAAGAAGTCAGTGGGGACAGGATATTCAATTTGATTTTGTTATTGATGACGGAGCGCATTGGCCCGAAGCCAACCGATTGACATTCGAGAACGTTGTCCCATTCCTAAAAGATGACGGTACATACTTTATTGAAGATGTATGGCCAATGGACAGAATGACTAGTCAAGAACTAGATAATCCTTGGTTACGGAAATCCCCCGATAAGTATTGCATGTTGAAACACAATCGTTTCATGTCTACTCTCGACCCATACGAAACAACGTTGTATGACCGAAGAAAAGAAACAAAGAATCCTGACACGTACATTATAGCGATTAATAAAAATGATTAAACTAGTATTGTTTGACTTGGACGGTGTTCTTGTTGACACCAAGAAGATACACTTTGACGCTTTGAATGAAGCGTTGAATAAGTATGGTTATCCTAGAATCAGTTACGAAGAACATCTGACAAGGTTCGATGGACTACCGACAGAAGAGAAGTTGGATATGTTGGGTATCCAAGAAGACTTGATTGACAAGATTCAGATACACAAACAGTCAGTAACTTATTACAAGTTGAACACAATCAAACCCGATGCAGATATTACTGAGGTCTTTGGTAATTTAAAACAACGGGGATATAAGGTTGGTATCTGTTCTAATGCCATCGACAAGACAGTACACAGGTGTATTGAGATGTTGGGATTGGGAGAGTATATTGATATCGTTCAGACTACTTTCGATGTGACCAATCCTAAACCACACCCTGAGATGTGGTGGAATGCAATGGTGGACTTTGGGGTTTATCCTGAAGAGTGTGTTATCATTGAGGACTCACCGAAAGGTCTTGCATCTGCATACCAATCTGGTGTGCCTCCACAACAAATTATTCGGGTCGATTCACCCGAAGAGGTCAATATGGATTTGGTAAGTCGAATTGAAGGCGGTAGACCGAATACTCCCAAATGGGTAGATAAGAAAATGAATGTACTAATTCCTATGGCGGGTGCGGGTAGTCGTTTCCAAAAGGCAGGATACAGTTTCCCCAAACCATTGATTGATGTCAACGGTAAACCAATGATTCAGACTGTAGTGGACAACATTGGCATTCATGCGAACTACATCTTTATTGTACAGAAGGAACATCGTGAGAAGTATCACCTAGACAACATGTTGAATCTGATTGCACCCAACTGTAAAATCGTGGAGGTTGATGGCGTGACCGAGGGTGCAGCTTGTACTACACTACTCGCAGAAGAATATATCGACAATGACAAACCACTGTTTATTGCCAACTCCGACCAATGGGTTGGATGGAACTCTCTTGACTTCATTTATAAGATGAACTCTTTGAATGCAGACGGTGGTATTGTTACTTTCAAAGCAACACATCCCAAGTGGAGTTATGCAAAGACCGATACTAATGGTATGGTCACTGAGGTTGCGGAGAAGAATCCAATAAGTAACAATGCGACTGTAGGTTACTACTACTGGAAGAAGGGAGAAGACTACGTAGAGTCTGCCAAGGATATGATTGAAAAGGACATAAGAACAAACAACGAGTTCTATGTGTGTCCTGTATACAACCAAGCAATCGAAAACGGTAAGAAGATATTCGTACACGAAGCCACTGAGATGTGGGGACTTGGTACACCTGAAGACCTAGAGAATTATCTGCGTGAATGGTAATGAAAATTGCGTTATGTTTATCTGGTAGATGGAATGAGTTCTGTCACCAGAAATGGATGGATAGAACACAAGAGATAATTCCTCACGACAAGATGTTCACGGGTACATGGAAGGGTCAAGACTATGATGCTGACTACTACTTTGATGACCCTGAGAATCTGTATCATCCAATATTCGACACCGAACCTTATCCCGATGACGCAAGTGAACTGAGGAGAGATATCTTTCCCCATTACTTGAAGAGACATAAGGAAGACCCTACCTATCACAACAGTCAGTTAAGACACGCATACGCAAGTGCGAACTGGCACAAACAACTTCTCATACACAATGAGATGATGAAGTCGATACCTAAAGAATATGATATGATTATTCGAACAAGGTTTGACGTAATCGTGTCTGACCAACTTCCTTGGAAAGATATGATTGTGGATTCATATAACAGGATAATTCCGAAGGGATTCAACTGTATGAATTACTATGGTACACATGACTTCAATAAGATTAAAGGTACGGGAAGAGAGACTACCTACTATATAAATGATGCATTGATAATGCATCCCAGAGAATGTTGGGATACCGATTTAGTGGATTCACTATATAAGGATAAGAAGTTAAAGAGTGCAGAAGAGGGATGGTATCAAATACTGTCCGAACCATTTGGATTTTATCATGAGAGTTATCATGGTGGATGTTACCTATCAGAGAGATGGGAGTATGTAAGAGATGTTGATGAAAGCCTTCATAATTAGTATGATAAACAATCACGAGTCCACAGTTGCGACTCGACATGTTATTGAATCAATAAAGAAAACTGGAACAAAACTAGAACCTATCATTCTACCCGCAACAATACCCGATACCATTGGAACTGATATTAGGGATATTGGTATGTCTGGTATCGCATGGACATATCCGATTGATGTACACCAAGACGGTCTTGATATGAAAACAGGACTACGTCTTACCCACTACAAGACTGCGAATCATTCTAATCGTGTTGCCTGTCTGGTATCGCATATGAGATGTTGGCAGAAAGCAATCGACCTTGATGAGACTATTGTTGTACTGGAACACGATGCATTATTTATTGATTCTTTTCTGCCTGAGGACTTGACAGGAGAATGGAAGGGTGGTATAATAGGCTTAAATGACCCAAGAGGTGCAACTAGAAGGTCTCAAGAGTTTCATAGGAAAGTATCTAGTTTCGTAGGTCTACAATCAGTACCATCTATAGATGATTGGGATGTACCTCAAGGGTTAGCTGGTAACTCAGCATATATGATATCACCCAAGGGTGCTAAGAAACTTATAGATAAGGTTAAAGAAATAGGTATGTGGCCAAACGATGCGTTGATGTGTAAACAGATGTTCCCTTGGTTACAGGTAGTATATCCATACTACACAACTATACAGAAAGGGTTGAAATCAACCACAACACAATGACAGAGATTAATATGAAAGCTTTCGTGATTACCCTCCTCGATAACCCTGAATCAGTCAAGGCTGCAAATAAGTGTATCGAATCTGGTCTGAGAAACGGTCTTACCATCAAACAATTTCAAGCAGTAACTCCAGATGATGAACCTCTGGAGATTCTAGAACGTAAAGGTATTGCACCTGATAAGTTTGACGAGAAGTATTCAAGAAACTTGAACTGCATCTCTGCATTCCTATCTCACCATACACTATGGGAGATGTGTGTACGGGAAAACGAAACCTTTGTAATCTTTGAACACGATGCTGTCATGGTAGACAGGATTCCCCCAGCGTTTCCCAACTATGTGATGAACCTTGGACACCCATCATATGGTAAATGGAATACCCCGAAGATGCTTGGCGTAAACCCATTAACAAGTAAGAGATATTTTCCAGGCGCACATGCGTACATGGTGACTCCCGCTGGTGCTCAACTATTGGTTGAGAATGCACCGATGTATGCAAAACCCACAGATGTGTATCTAAACCTAGATACTTTCCCGTGGTTGCAAGAGTGGTATCCCTTCGTTGCAGAAGCACGAGACAGTTTCACAACTATACAAACAGAAACAGGATGTCTCGCAAAACATAATTGGAAAGAAGGATATGAAATCATCAATGCATGAAGTATTTTTAACGGGGTGTGATAAACACACCGAATGGCAACTCCCGTGGTTCCTTGAGAACTATCGCAAACATAATACTAAACCTATTATACTCGCAGACTTTGGTATGGAAAAGAACACACGGACTAAGATGGAGTCTGAGTTTGACCTTATCATTGATGTCAAGAGTGAGGCAAAGGGGTGGTTCAAGAAACCTCGTGCGATTCTAGATGCAACCAAACTAGATGCTGTAGAGAAGGTATGTTGGATTGATACCGATTGTGAGGTTGTAGCTAACATCGAAGACATCTTCACTCGCACCGTGTTCGGTAAACTCGCAATGGTAGAGGATAGACCGTGGACACTACGTAGACCCGACATGGGTAGGTGGTACAACTCTGGTGTTGTTGCGGTTAATGGTACACCTAATATTCTAAAGGCATGGGCAGACGAGTGTATTCGTAATCCTGTACAGGGAGACCAAGAAGTACTTTATCTAATGATGAACGGTGATGAGATTTATAAGATGACGTGCATAGAACCTATGCCACATCATTATAACACTTTACGGTTAGACTACATAGATGGTATAAACGTAGGAAAACCAAGAATTATCCATCACACGGGTAAAGTTGGTAATGAAACAATAAGGAAACAGATGAATGAATTATCTACTTGAAGCATTGATTAAAAAACTAGAAGGTCAGATTGCCGTTGCAAAAGCAAACGTTGACGTGTACCTGAAAGGTGCTGCGGGTATCGGAGAACATCCTGATATCGTAGAATCTATCGAAACACAAATTGATAAAATTGCAGAAGCCGAAGATAAGATTGAAGCAATCAATAATAATTTCGGATGGAAGAAGAAGGAGAAGTAAATGTATGAATACAGAACAAAAGTGGTACGTGTCGTTGATGGTGATACCGTTGACGTTGACATCGATTTGGGGTTTGGTGTTTGGCTTCGAAAATCAAGAATTAGACTACTTGGCGTTGACACCCCCGAATCACGAACACGTGACCTCGTGGAAAAGAGATATGGACTTGCCGCTAAGGCATTCCTGAAGAAGAGTTTGGGTACTTCGCCTATTCTTAAAACAACAAAGGATGGTAAGGGTAAGTTCGGACGTATCCTTGGAGAGTTCTTGGTAGAACATCCAGAAGCAACAATCAACATTAATGAATTACTCATTGATACTCATCATGCAGTACGGTATATGGGACAATCCAAAGCCGATATTGCAGAACAACATCTAGTGAATAGAGAATTGGTACAACTATGAAAGTCTTGCATCACAATGTCCTCGTGACAAATGCAGAAGTCGAAGAGAAAACATCGGGTGGTATTATCCTATCGGGTGATATCTCTACGGGTAATAAACCCGCAATCGTTATCGCAGTTGGTGATGATGTTCCAGATATCAAACCTAAAAACAAAGTGTATCTTGATTGGAGTAAATCCATGCCAGTGGAGATTGATGGTTTGAAGTGTGCGGTGGTAGATGAATTTGACATTAAGTTGATTGTAGAGTAAGGGATAATTCATGAGAGTCAATGTTCTGGGTAATGGAGATAACGCTGGTATTTTTGAACGTGGTACTAAAGGTAAGTTATTAATATGTAATATGCCTCCCTTTGAGATACCACGTAACGAAGTCCATGCAACTTGTATGGTTGACTTCAAGATGATGAAAGCGTTACAGGAAGGACATATCAAATTAGATATGTACGATTGGGTTCTGGGTACAAGACCTAAAATCTGGATGGAACAATCTGGAACATTTTATATGAAGTACTCGCATCTCATCAAGGGATTCTATCCCCACATACCTGATTATTGCACACCGCCTGGCGGTGACCCACGAATGGCTGCGACAAACTTTAACTGTGGTCACATGGCAGTTCATTACGCATGTACCAAGATGAAGGCAACCGAAGTACACATCTATGGGTTCGATAGTATCTTTGATATGAACCTAGAGAGTTTCACTGACTTGTTGTTAGAGAGTGACCGTGGTACTGCAAATACTGTAAGACTCGCAAACAACTGGAGACCCATCTGGACTAACATGTTCAAAGAGTTTCCTAACATTGAATTCAATTTATATCATTGTCATAAGCACATCAAAATTCCAGTTACAGACAACGTAAAAATTCACGTTCCACAAAAATAGTGCTTGCCTTTTCATATCAGTGTTGATATAATATTTACATGATTGGAAATGCGACCTATGGTGAAACTGGATATCATACGAGTCTTCTAAACTTGGGTTCAAGGTTCGAGTCCTTGTAGGTCGGCCAATCAATTAACTGCCTCCGTAGTTTAACGGATAAAACAGTGCGCTACGAACGCACAACTCGTGGTTCGATTCCATGCGGGGGCGCCAAACACAAGGATGCATAGTAATGCAAGATAATTACAAATTTTTTAAAATGAATCGTGGATTTAAGTTTGACAAGTTGACTGCGTCAGACTTGAAGTACTACAAGGAAATTCTCATGGAGAAGGGTCAGAAAATGGCCGTAGTCGGACAAGACGGAAAACTAATCTATGTGGAGGAATAACCTTGGCTACGAGAGAACCTTATAAAGACTTTATAAGACGGATGTATCGTGAGATGAAAGAGAAACAAAAACAACGGGAAGATAGTACCAACCCGTTGCTTTTGCGTATTAAATCTTTAGAGGATAGAATAGACCAGTTAGAAAAGAATAGACTAGATTAGTCTCTCTTCTTTTTGTCACGTTCTCTTTTAATCCAAGATAGCGCTCTCTTGTTCTCAGGTTTCTTATCTAAGAACTTGCGAACATCTTTGTATGCACGAAGAGTTTCTACTTTGAAGTCTTTACCGTTAGAGTTATCAACGATAAGCATATTCTTCTTACCAAAGAATGTTTGGAATGCACCAATGTTTCGTTGAACTTCTTTCCAGTAGTTGGTAACTTCTTTCTCACCAATAGTTCTGGCACGTGCTTTGTCACGTTCGATTGCGGTATCAAGGTCAGTGTTAACGAATATCATTGCGACATCGTAACCCAATGCCTTCATTGCCATTGCTTGTTTCTTGACCTTATCAAACTCTTTACCAGTTCCGTCAACCACAACACCAAGTCTACCCATGAGGTATCTTGCCTGTTTCTTACCTGTGAGTGCCTTTGCACGTCCACGGATATCTTGACCTTGAACTGAGAAGATGTTATCGGGAGACATTTCCATTCCCGCTTTCTTCATTGCAGCTTCGTATGCGTCATCGGAGTTTATCACTTTCAGACCGAGGGCGGGAAGACCCGTTTTTCCTACGATGAAGGACTTACCACTGCCTGGCCCACCCGCTAGAAAAACTGCTTTAAAGATTGCGGGGTCATCCACACCCTCGGTCATAAACTTCTTGAACTTAATCATTAGACAATCCACACCACGATTAACATGAGTACTGCACCTTCGATTGCAGCAATTGAACGTAGTCCAAGTCCTGTACTCTCGGATGCCACCTCACATACTTCATCGTGTTTATCTACGATGATAGATGGGATTTCTTTTAGTTTATTGATAATAGTTTCCATTACTTTCTCCTAGTAAACTTTGAATTCACTTACTAACACTCTAGACAAGTGGGGTAGAATAAATTTCAAATTCCCAGCATTCTCGTCTTCGGCATCTAAATGAACTGTAGTATTATTTATATATTCCGCAACTTCGGATATATCTTTTTGTTCACCAACAATTCTTGGTGGTAACACTGGTAATTCTTGGTTGAACGCAATTGCATATGTGGTGTCTTTGCCGTTTGCGTCTGATTGTCCGTGATAACTATCAATCAAATCGAAGTCTTCGGTACAGATTGACGCAAAATCTGCCTTGATATCGGTTGCGTTAAACTGTTCTCCCTCATTTACAGGGATACCCGCAAGGAATACTGCATCAAATTTTAAGTCATCTGGAACTGTAACCTGATAGGTGTCATCACCTAGTATGTATGGTTGGTTAGAGGATACACGAGACACATCAAAATGTCTCATTAGATTTCTTGCAAAACTACCGTGGTCATCTGGATATGCAACACATACATCATGGTCTGTGTTAAAGTATTGGGTGATTGCTGGCCAAAGATTACCAGCTACGTTTGCAGCAATCTTACCTTTGGAATCATCCCAAAGACTGGAATATCTACTATTCCTGAAAGATGGTACTACCAATACATTCTTGTATTTCTGTAGTCCAATTATGTTATTGATTACGATAGACCAAAACAAGAACCCGTTGATAAACCTCTCTTGTTCACGATAGTCATATGTGGGGTCAGACGCAATAAACTCTTGAACTTCATTCCACAAGGTTTGGTAACCGCCATGATTTAACATGATAGTCTTTATTGATGCTCCAGATTTACCTGTAACAACGTCAAATATATTTCTATTATTCATTTTAAAATACCCTATAAAATTTGTTGACATTCTTTATATTCTCACCCAGTCGGAAGTATAAAAGAAGTTCTTTTCTCTTGAGACTATTTAGTATGCGGTGAGGTGTCAATCCCGTCACAGGATGATAAAGTTTTCTGGGGGAGTTGACACATGACACAAATCTTTGGACTTGTTCTGTGGTGGGTAAGTCTTTTTCATTACCTTTCAGTTGTCTTTGACCTGACCGATACAAATCAATTAAATCAAAGTCTTCGGTACAATGTTTAGCGAGTTTCTTTTTGATGTCGTTAACTTGATACTTTCCGTCCCCGCTTTCTCCAACAGTACCTAGTAACACAACTGCGTCAAACTTTACATCGGTTTTAAATCTCGGTAAGTGTCCACCCAGTTTATATAAGTTATCTACCTCAATGATAGAAACACCAGCCTCTTCGTATGCCTTTCTATAGAGATGTTCTTCTGGTAATGCAACATACATTTTGCCTTCAGCTTGCATCGTCTCGTGAATGACAGGTAACAAATGGTCACCCGCACTACCTATAGGTCTATACCTTGTGTCTCTTAATCTGCCAGTTACTTTACTCGGAAGAACCAGAATGTTCTTGTATCCTTGTTGTGATAACAACCCATCAACAACAGATGCATCCGTCACTAGGGTGTTCACGTCCCCATGCTTGTTATCTCGATGGTCTATATTGTCCATCAACATATTTAATAGTCTTTCCTTGGTATCAAGGTTAATAATACTATTATGCGTAGGGTTTCTGGGTTGGGTCTTGTATAGAAACATTAGGAACCTTTGTATAACTTCTGGATGTGGTCTTCGAACTGTTCAATCTTTTCCAGTCTATTGGGCCACAGTATATATTCCTTTTCAGGATTCTTTTTGAGATTGTTTAACAGGGGTTGCACTGCATTAAACACTGCATCCAGTTTTTCTTGTGTTTCGGATGTTGATGCCGTTACGGACGATACTGTCTCCTGTGCTTTCTGCACAGCTTCCAGTTCATTCTCATCTACAAGGGTAAACCCGAAATCGAATAAATCATCTGCCATATTTCTTCTCCTGTCCTACTATTTATACAAAAAAATGCTTGACAATGTATGTTTTTTCCTGTATAGTGTACTTATATAGTCTGGAGATGAAGATGCAAACCTTCCACGGTTCAATGAAATATGACATGCATGGGCGGAAACGCAAGACTAATGCATGGAAGAAGACCCCTAAACGCAAACCCGAATTTAAACCCCTTGAGAACTATTCTATTGGTCAGGCTGGTAGTGACCATCGTGAGAAGTATCCCTCTGTGTCTGACATGGGATATGTCCCTCAGAAAGATAACTCTTACAAACTAGAGGAATCCAAGAAATTCACTGTCGCACCCGCATACAATAAGGGCGCCTACCAAGTCATCCCTCGTGGTGACGTTAAACATATAGGTAAATGAGTATGGAATTAACAACCCCCGATAATCGTACAGACTTTGACGCATTCTGTCAAGACATGTATCAAGAGAACTGCGTTGAACGGGATGCATATAACGAACCCCTGTTGACATATAACCAGTATGTTGAAAAGAATCGTAAATTTCTGCTTGCCAAATATAGTCTAATGTAGTATAATACTTGTATTGATAATGAGAAAGGTAATTGATTATGTCTGAAGTAACTTATGTTGTCCGTTGTGCCGAAACCGAGAAACCCCTTGCTGGTTTCTTTACTCCCTGTTATGACCGTCAAAAGGCGTTCATATACCAATCACAACTAGAGAACTATGGGTATGAGAATACCTTTGTTGTTGCTCGTAAAGAGAGTACCGAGGTTACTGGTATGTATCAGGAACGTGAAATCTTCAATACGGAGGTATACGTATGATTACATTTGCAACCCAAGAACGGATTGACGTTCTTACCGAGAAGTTTGAGATACTTACTGAGGGTATGGAAAACTGGAAGATGCCGATTGATACGGTAATTCCAATCCGTGACCTAAATGATTATCGTGACGCATGTGAGTGGTTTACTGGTTCAACACTCTATGTTGTTAAACAAGTGAATGAACCAAACTTTGGAGACATGCGTGTAAAAGCGGATGGTTATTATAATGCAATCGGAAGCTAGAGTAATGAAAGGCGGGTGTATGGTTGAGAAAACCGATATGCCTGACGTGGACGGGTATCAACTCGTCTACAAATTTGATAATGGTTATGGCGCATCTGTAGTCAAACACGACTTCTCTTACGGAGGTAAGAAAGGTCTATATGAACTTGCTGTGCTTGACAATGAAGGTGCGTTGTGTTATACTACACCCATAACTGAAGATGTTGTCGGTCACCTAACAATGGGTGAAGTCGATAAACTTCTTGTGGAGATATCACACCTATGAACATATTTCATTTAGACAATGACCCTATTGTTGCCGCACAGATGATGTGTGACAAGCATGTGGTCAAGATGGTCACTGAGTACGGTCAGATGCTGTCTACTGCACATCGTGTACTAGACGGTGAGTTGTACACAGACAAGACCAAGAATGGTCGTAACATCAAACGATGGAGACTGAAACAACCTGCCCGTCAAAACGATTTGTACAAAGCATCTCATGTCAATCACCCGTCCAATATCTGGACTCGTGAGAACGAGGAGAACTACCGATGGTTGTTCAAACACTTCCAAGCAACTGCAAAGGAGTATGAGAAACGATACGGCCGTGTTCATGCTACCTATGATAAGTTAGGTGGTTACCTGTGGTTTGCACCACATAATATTAACCGATTCGGAAGACTTACCAAATTCGCACAAGCAATGCCTGAGTATTGCAAACGTGAAGACCCTGTAGAAGCATATCGCTACTACTATATTAATGAAAAGAAAGACTTTGCGAAATGGACTAACCGTGCAATGCCATGGTGGTATCAACAAGCAGTCGGAGGATTTTAAATGAAGAAAGTTTTATGGGGACGGGTGTATTGTTTTAGTAACCAGTGGACATGGGAACGAACTATATATCTTACTCCATCAATTAGTTTGGACTTCAACGAAGGTTGGTGTTTAGACATATCGTTCTTGATATTTAAGTTTTATACATATCAAGATTATACAAGTGAGTTAAAAAATGGAGACTGAAATGACTTATGAAGAAATCGTTAACACCTTACGTGAAGGTGTAGTAAACTTGTCGTTCACTAAAGTGAAGGATGGTGCAGTTCGTGAAATGAAAGCGACACTGGTATCTGATATGATTCCAGAAGATAAAATGCCTAAGACAGATGCAAACGCAAATACTGAGAAGAACCAACTTGCGGTTCGTGTATTTGATTTGGATTTGAATGATTGGCGTTCATTCCGTGTCGATTCGCTCTTGACTTTTTCCGCAGTTTAATATATACTATATAATATATGGTCAAGAAACTAACAGCAGCGCAGAAAGCCAAGAAGACTAGGGAAGCGAATAAGAAACGTGCCCTTGAAGAACTCGGTTACGAACGTAAGAAACCCAAACGCACACGCAAACCTATGTCGGAAGCACAGAAGGCTGCAGCGGTTGAACGTCTTGCGAAAGCACGTGAAGCTAGAGGTGCAGACGGTAGTAAGTCTGTCCATAAGGACATTCGAGATTTACCTGAAGACCATTTTATACATTGGAAGAAAGTCAAAGTTTGGTTAAAGTCTAACCAAGAACAACTAAAGGGAATGCGAGCATGGAAGAATTCCAAGGTCGCTAAGGAGCGTGCTGAATACATTGACCTTGAAGTTTACATCTCTAACATGAAGAAGTATCTGAGTGGTGGAGTGTGGATGGACTTTCGTTATGGTGAACAACGTGAAGGACGTGTACAAAAAGTGTGTGTCGCTATGGCATATCACGATGACGGGACACCCAAGAGACAATATGGAACTTGGTATCCCGACATTGTACAGGTCTGGACACGTGAACTGGAAGAAGAGTTTAAACAAGACCCTGAGTACGCTAATCAATTCAATAGTCAACTTAGAGTCAAATCAAATGATGAGGTTGATGATGAAAGTTGATTTTCAAATGGGTGGGGTGGATTCGTCTTCGGAAGAATCTAACTTCATGAACAAAAAGAAATTCACCAAGATGGTGGAGGACTGTGTAAGAACAAAGTCTATGACATACATGGACACGGTTGTTTATCTGTGTGAACAGAACAACCTAGAGATTGAGGATGTGAAAAAATATATTTCACCCTCAGTAAAAGAGAAGATTGAGTTTGAAGCAATGAAACTTAATTTCCTCGAAAAGAGTGAAAGTTTACCAAATACTAAATAAAGGTATTGACTTTCTATACTACGTTATGATACAATGAATACTCATAATACAACTAATACGCAAATATACGGAGAATACAAATATGTCTTTTGCAAATTTAAAATCTAATTCCCTAGACGTTTCTAAGTTGGCAGCAGCCGCTCAGGAAGTTTCAGGGGTAACTCAATCCAAAAACAAATACGAAGACCTTCGATTCTGGAAACCTACTGTTGATGACAATGGTAATGGTTTTGCACAGATTCGTTTTCTTCCTGCCGCTGAAGGTCAAGAACTACCGTGGGTACGTTACTTCGACCATTTCTTCAAAGGCCCTACTGGTCAATGGTATGTTGAGAAGTCTTTGACTACTCTTAACAACAATGACCCAGTAAGTGAATACAATTCACGACTCTGGAACAGTGGTATTGATGAAGATAAAGAGACCGCACGTAAACAGAAGCGTAGACTTCATTATGTCGCAAATATCATGGTGGTAAGTGACCCAACTAATCCTGCTAACGAAGGTAAAGTATTCCTTTACGACTTCGGTAAGAAAATCTTTGACAAGATTATGGATGTGATGCAACCACAATTTCCTGGCGAAACTCCAGTAAATCCATTCGACTTCTGGTTGGGTGCAGATTTCCAACTGAAGATTCGTAATGTTGCGGGATACCGTAACTATGATAAGTCGGAGTTCAAGTCCACTTCTGCATTGCTTGATGCTGATGAGACTAAACTCGAAGCAACATATAATCAGTTACATGATATGTCTGAGTTTGTTGCACCGACTTCATACAAATCATATGATGAGTTGAAGGCACGTCTTGAGGTAGTATTAGGTCAGTCAACTGGCGCTGGTGCAACTGTCAAGAACGACATGTTGACTCAAACTGCTGAGTCTACACCAATCAAATCTGCGGAACCTGTAGTAGTGTCTAACACTGCACCAGAACCAACGATTGCAGCTGCGGGTGGTGAAGATGACACATTGTCATACTTTGCGAAACTTGCTGCTGAAGACTAAACGTATACTAGTTACGTTGGAAAGGGGAGACTTCGGTCTCCCTTTTTTTATGGTGCGGTTTTGTCTAGTTGGTCAGTAGCGGGTTCTGGAGAAGCAACCATTGCACTACTGTTGTTGTTTGTTGTGGTTGCCTTACTAGATGCATCAATAGCGACAACACCACCAGTACCACTATTTTGATTTGCTTGTGCTTGTGCGGGGGCCATTGCAGCATTCCTTGGTGCAGCGAATCCTAACGCCTGATTGACTTCAGTCATCTTTGCAGAGACTTCTGGAACCTTTAGGTCTGGATGGAGAATACCTTTACCAAAATCAATTTCTTTATCAAATTTACCAACTCCCGCATCTTGGAAACTTACTTTACCACCATTTGCAAGACCATCTAACAATGCGGGTAGATGTCCAAAGTTCTGTAACATACCTTCAATGTCTACATTGCCAGCACCGATATTAATGTTAGACATTCGTTCAAGTGCCTTGACCATTCGTGCAATACCGCTCGCAGCCTTATCAATCTCAACCTGTCTGTCTGCAATACTCAACATCTGTTCGATGGGTGATTCACCACCTCTAATGAAGTTCAGAATACCAGTAGCTGCATTTGCAAGAGACGAGACCAGATTACCACCAGCGAATAATGCAAGACCAGTACTCAGAGATGTCATTGCAGCTTTTACTTTACCCGCTCTAACATCAACATCTGCATTTTCTCCACTACCAATTGATAATAGAGTTTCTACTTGTTTCTTAGTATTATCCGCAAAGTCATCTTTTGAAAAGAAGTCACCGAGTGCTTTAATTACTTGACCACCACCAAAGACGGCAAGTCCAGCACCTAATCCTGCTAACGCAAGTGCAACCCCACCAGATTCGGCCAACAAACCAAGAGTGCCTTCATTTACACTTTCGGGTATACTTAACAATGTAAGTACTTGGTCTTTTACTTTTTGTGCATCAAAACCTACTAATTGTGAGACACCAGCAATACCACTACCTAGACCAAAGGCAGCGAGACCCGCTCCCAGTAAAGTCATAGCAGGTGCAAATCCAACTAACCATGCGGCATCACCAACACTACCCACGTGTTCACCAATGGATAATAATGTACCAACTTGCTCTTTTACTTTTTGTGCATCAAAATCTATTAATTGTGATACGCCAGCAACCCCAGTACCAATACCGAATGCGGCAAGACCAACACCTATTGCCATCATTGCGGGTTTAAATAATGCAAGTGTTACAAGTTTAGCACCGTCTAGTGATTCACCGATACTCAATAAGGTTAGAACATTTTTCTTTGTGGTGTCTGCCCAGTTACCTTGGTCAAATTTATCCAATACGCCTTGGGTCATGCCAGCGATACCACCACCCGCAGAGAAGAATACTAGACCAGTTGCAATTTGTTTCATTGCAGTAGGGAACGCAATGAGAGTGGCAAGCTTTGCCACGTTCATCTCATCACCGATACTCAGTAGACTCAGAACATTCTTTTTGACCTTCTCACCATCAATCAGACCAGAAGACATAAGACCCGCAGTAGCAACAATCGCAAGAATACCGACACCAGCACCCTTCGCAAGACTACCGAGCATACCACCGAATCCCTTGACTTTCTTGCCAAGAGAACTCATGAGATTACTAGGAGCGTCTTTTACTCTCTTGAGAGAGTCTTTTATTGATGATGGGAGATTTCCGAGTTTCTTAAAGATTGCATTTCTTTCTTTCTTCTCTTCGTTATCATCACCCTTTGCATTTTCTTTAGCTTTCTTATCCTTTTCGAAATGCATTGCATCTTGTTCTAGAATATCGTTAAGGATATTGTGAGTACCTTCAGCAATCTCTATGTGTTGGGCTCGATGATTCTCTGATTCGGCATGATTCTCATTCATCTCGTTAATCAGTTTTCTCAGAAGATTCTTTTGCGAATCACTGTCTCTACCAGCCCCTTTTGCGGGATGCATTTCTTCGGCCATTTATCTACCCTGTTGTTGCCTATGTTTGTCGTTCTCTTCCTTTATATGTTCTGTGAGAAGAGTGACATATACCTCCCTTTCCCACGGCATCATCATTTCAAGTTCAGTCAAACTATAATGATGATGTTGCATTAACGAAAAATTAGTTTCATAAAAATTTATGAGACTATCATGGGAAAGGTTTACTAAAAAAAATCAGTAAAACCCGATAACGTAGTCTTGTTATGTGTTCCACATTCCCTACAATCGAACTCAACGTCTTGGGTCAAAGTCGGAATTGTTGCGACAAATTCACTGACTTTCTTAAACTGTTCACCAGTCATAGAGTCAACAAAGTCTCTCAAGTCATCCTTTGACACATCGTTTGCGTTGATGTTCTCATCTTCGGTTAAAATATTCTTGATACTATAAACGATTAGTTCAATCAATTGTTCTGTTTGTGATAGTCCTTCTTTCATGTTCATAAGAACATCTGCGGATGGGTAACCCATTTCCACAAAGACTTCTTCCTGTAGGTCTATTGTCTCAGATGGATTGTCCATATTGAGTTCAATAGCTTCGAGGTCAACAGTAATCTCGTTTTTAGTATCACATTTTTGACAACCCATATTCAACTTACTACGTTCACCTACCGACTTACTGCGGAGTTTTGTGAACATATATTCCACATCAAATGTGGTAAGTTCTTTCTTGTCAATCTTATCATCGACACATACTTCAATTGTGTCAATGATTGCCTTCATAGCTTGAGTCGTATCTTGACTCTCAAATGCCATGAGAAGGACTTTCTCTTCTTTTACCAAATACGGACGGAATCTAACCATCTGTTGTTTAGAAGGAATCAACATCTCATATTTCGGATTCCCGTTTAGTTTAGGTAGTGCCATTATATTATTCTCCAAATAATCTTATAAAAATTTTCTAAGTAATTCGCCTGCAACACCTTGTACAAAACCAGTGTCTCTTGCGTCTCCACCTTTGGACTTCCAATTCTTGTATGACATTTGTACTGTCACCTCAAGTAATTGTCCGTCATCACTCAACTCAATTGCATTCAATGTTGTTGGGTAAGCCTTATCTAGGACTAAAGTATAGGTGATATCATCACCGAATACCAAATTCAAGTCAAACTCGCCTTGTGCAAGGTCGAGTGGCCCTAGTCTGGGTAATCTACTTCTAAGAGAAGAAGGTATCTTACCCGCATCATATAATTTCTTTTTTGCGATAGGGAATGATGTTCCCTTCTTAATGTGTTGGATAATAACAGGATGTGTGTAATCGTTAAAGTATCCAATCTCTTGGGTCTCTTGATTGACCGCAAGGTTTTGCCATGTCTCAAAATAGTTTCTTATTTTCATATCATTAAGACAATGGAAGGTCAGTGTAACATCATCGACAGCATACCCATATGCCATCTTGGTGGTATAAAGACCCATTTGTTTTTCTGTTGATAGAATCTGTCTGCCAGGCAAAGATGTTGCTTTGCATAACAAGTTCATTTCTCTTGCATCACCACCGATTGGGGGTAGGAAAATCTTGTACAGATTTCCCATTGCCATACCACCACCTTGTCCGACTTGTGATTTAAAATCGTCAATTGCTATCATGAACGTCTACCTATAGCTTTTCGTGAATCTGCATAAACTTTCTTAGAGTTCGCTTTACGGAACTGTGCAGTCGGTAAGAAGGTTGCAATCTCCCATTCTGGCATGGGTACTTCTGCAAACTTACTTTTGACATGTTTAGTCAGATAGTGTTTAAAACAGGGTTCGTAGTATTTCAACTTAGAGATTGCCTGTAACTTTTTGTAAGTAATCTGAAACTTTGCATTATCTGTCGCTTTCATATTTGCGGTTTCCATCAATGCATCTAACATTTTTGCACGTAAGATGGGTGGAAGGTAATGCAAGTTCAATCCATAGAATCCACCTTCCGCAGGCCCAATCACCACAATCAAAGGAAACAAATCATAATATGGAAGTGTCTCTTTGTGTTTGGGGTCATAGAAGAACATCTGCATTGTACCAACCAGTCCAGTTCTAGATAGGTTCTTTAGTGCAGACCTCTGTTTAAGAGGGTCTTCTTTAATCAACGCTTGACGATTGATAGACCTCATGTTCTTGGCTTTGTTCATAAACCATGCACGAGATTCATCCGTTCTTGGTGTAATACCAGCACGGAATGCCTGTAGTTCTAGTCTGTTGAATATATTACTCATGTCTTTATTTATACCAATTTATCTTAGATTTTTTGTAGTTTTCAATAAAATCGTAATATCTACTAACGTCATTGTCATCTATAATCGGTGGATTACCAGAATACACATCATTCAAATTATATCCTAGTATACTATACCAGTGCATGTGCCAACCACTTTGACTTTCTGGTCTTTTTAGTTTTTGTATTCTATTGGATTGAAACTTCGCACTCCACTCTACCATATCAATAAAATCATAATCTCCACTTGGATGTACCCATGCACGTTGCATAGTTTCTTTTGCTCGGTCTTTTAGTTCTTCTCGTTTTAACCAATCAACAGCTTTATTTTTCATCATATCATGTATTGAAACGTTATCTGGTATTATTTGTTTTACTTCCCAATTGGTATGATAATACGATTCAACTATTCTATCAATAGGAGTCTTATCTCTCCATGTGTATCCGTACTTTGACGGGTTTTTTTCTATTTCAGATACCGCATCAATACCATCATGACCCACGTGTTGCGATATGTATAGTCCATGCATTGTTGCTTGGTTCTTCCAATACTTGTTCAGCCAATCCGCAGTATTGTCAAGAGTCTCAAACGTTTCATGTGGTAATCCCGCAATCATTGATAGTGTTCCATTATAATGATTACCTGATAATACATTTTTTCTAAAGTATTCTTCTCCTGCTATTAGACCTTCTTGTATTATAAGAGGGGACATTCCTTTTCTGATTGACTTTGCAGACGCATGATTGAACGACTCAAGACCCATAGAGTGACTGGTGAATCCCATAGTAATCATATTATCCCAGTCTTCTCTCGCTCGTTTTACAAACAAGTCTCCTCTAACAAATCCATGAAACTGCGGTTGAAAAGGTAATGTTTTTACAACACTAGCAAACTTCTCAATCTTCTCTGAACGGTCATTACAAGTTTCGTCTGCAAGTATGTAACGAGTCACACCCCATTTATCATAGTTTTCCCGTAACTCTTCTTCAAAGTTTATTGCATCTCTGGTATGGTCTCCCTTGACACCCAGTGGTGCATAGTCACAGAATGTACATTTAAACATACATCCACGTGATAACTCTATAGTCAACACTTCATTCTTTTGTATGAAGTCTCTTTCCTCGTATGATGTTCTTGGGTTCTTATGTGGAAATGCGGGATAGTCCTTGAAACAATCAATGATTTTAAATTTCTTATTGGTCATATCAATAAGATTGAATGGGTTGGTCATCTCTTTGACCTTTGGTTCAGATGCATTACCAACAAAGTAATCACACAAAGCAACGATTGCATGTTCTCCATTACCTACGGAAAAGTAATCTACATTCTCGTGACGTATAACATTTACAAGTTTGTTTGCCCCCACGACAATTTTAATCCAAGGGTATTTCTTTTTGATGTGTTTTATAAGTCTGTTATGTTTTACTACTAATGGTGATGTATAGAAAATACCATATGTAAAAAATACACTGAAGCCTATCCATTTTGTGTTACGAGCAACCCGACTGTCAACAAAGTCTGATAGTTCTTCGTCTGACCATGCATCAATAAAATCTAAAACTTCAACATCCCAATCTCTTGTTTCTCTTAAATGTGAGGCAATCCTGTGTGCTCCTGTTCCTCGTACAGGCATATCACGACCACTATATCCAACTGGATACGTTATGTTCGCTCCCGTGATAATTAGTGCGTGATTCATTTCTTACGTTTTTGAAAGGGTTTTAAAGGTTTTGTTGATTTAGGAATAAGAGACTTGAGTGGTTCATTCTTCTCAGTCCATATGACAAACTTCCACCCACGGTCTTTTGCATACTCGTTTGCCGCTTCCCATTTGTTTATGTTCTTGACATAGGTCATACTTTCTGATATGAATCGTTTAGTTCTACGATTACCTGTAGGGATTCGGGTTTCTTTATCTGGTTTTATCTCAACCAACCACGTCTTACCATCCTCCATGATAAGTTTCAAGTCCATAAAATATCTATGATAACGCTTGTCTACTTCATATAAGTATGGTATAATGACCTCTTCGGAAGACCACTTCTTTACCTTGGGATTATCGTCTGCCCACTTGAATGCGTGTTTTTCCCATAAAGAACGGTATACCACATCTGTGTGGTCGCCCTGATACTTCTTTGGATTTTTTACCTTGTATCTTCCCGAATATGCCATAAAAACCTTATAAATAAAGATAACTGATTTATAACCTATTTATAGAGAAACTAAAATGGTAGATAATATCCACGATGCACAAGTTGGAGATAAACTCACCCCCGCACAGGTACTAGAAGCAGCGGGTGGGCCTAAAGCAAAAACAAACGAAACTCCAGAGGGTGTCGATGTTGTTCTTGAAAAGAAAGATTTAGAATATCCTCTGAATAATCCCGATGATTATAAAGGTCGTTTAGTTTTCAATGTGGTAAAAGAGGCAGAGACAGAACTCGGTAATGTCCTTGGTAACGCACTAGAGTTTGGTAAAGACTTGGTAAAGGCAGTAACCGATGGTGCAAACCCATTTTCGGACGAAGATGCAAACACAGAAACCCCCGTACAAGTAGTAGCGGGTGGAAACCAAGAAGACCAACAAAAGGCAACCAATGCTCATTATGGTAACGAGTCTTCTAGTCAACCAGTCACAAAAAGAAAACCATTAACTGCGGTGGGAAGACAAGTATCTTTGTATCTTCCTGTTGGTCTACAGTATCGTGACAACGTTGCATATGAAAACACACAACTTGGTGCATCTGGTGGCGCAATGGAAGCAGGTCTAAAGAGTGGTGTCGGTGCATTGAGTTCTCTATTAGAGACTACTGGTAAAACCGTTAGTGCTGCACTTACTGGTAATGCAAGTCAAGATATGGCAAAACTTGCCACTGTAAAACTGATGGGTAGATTCCCAGATGAGGTTGCGGGTGCATTTAAAAGTGCTGGTCAAGTAACGACCAATCCAAATACACGAGTACTATTCAAAGAAGTTGGACTCCGTGATTTCTCGTTTGCGTTTAAGTTTATTGCAACCTCAGCTAAAGAGGCAGAAGAAGTCAAAGAGATTATCAAACTATTCCGAACAGAACTCTATCCCGAAAACATTTCTCTTGAAGTTGCTGGTAGTGATATTTCTATTGGTTATCGTTTTCCAAACAAGTTTCAAATCAATGTCGAGTATGATGGTGAAGAGATTGCAACCCGAATCAAACCCTGTTATCTGAGAGATGTTGGTGTAACATATAATAATACTGCAATGTCAATGCACAGTGATGGTAACTTTCAAGAGATTGAAATGACGTTGGCGTTCCAAGAAAGTAGAACACTCAACAGAAAAGATGTTGAAGAGGACGGATTCTAATGACAACTAAGTATTTCAAAAACTTTGGTCTAACTGCATATCGCTTTGGTGATAATGAATTACCTGTATTGTTTGATAACCTAACACAATATGTAGACATCATTGACGGTTTAAAAGATAACATTTCTTTTTATAACAAACATACGATTATATCTGGCGATAGACCAGACACATTGTCCTATAGACTTTACGGAACAACCGATTATTACTGGACATTTTATTTGATGAATGATGATTTACGTGAATCTGGTTGGCCTGTGGCTGCACCCGAAATCATGACAACCCTTGAAGAGAAGTATCCGTATCGTACTGTAACAACAAATACAAACCTTTCGGAGTCATTCTTTGTCGGTCAGATTGTGACGGGAACCACCAGTGGTACGGTTGGTAGAGTTGTAAAAAGAAGATTAGACCTTGGTCAGTTGATTATTGATACTTCATTAACTCCAGGCGATTACTTCGGTAAATACCCCAACGCAGAAAACTTTGGCCCTACCGAACAGATTAGTTACATATCTGAAGAAGGTGCATTCTACTCCGCAACGTTAATCAAAGAATCTAAACAATATGATTCGGTACACCATTACGAAGATGCTGACGGTGTATGGCAAGACCTACCAATATACGACTTTGGTAATACGGGTAACTATAAAGCTGTTACATACAGAGAACGTATGGAAAACAGAAACGAAGACCTTAAACAGATTAATGTTCTTAAACCTTCAGTCATTAGTAAGGTTGTGGCTGAATTCAATAATTTCCATAAGGGTGTCTAATGTCATCTGGTAAAACTACGCAGTCGCAACAATTTAAGATTGTTGAAGCGGTAATCAGTGCCGACAGATTTGGGGGTAATGATACTGCTTCTTTTGACGTGCGAACTTCTGTGGTAGAACTTAGTTTATTTGAAAGTTTAGATAAACCATACCTTACGGGTCAGTTGGTTCTTTTGGATGATAAAGCACTATTTGATACGATTCAGTTTCAAGGGACAGAAAGATTAAATATTAAAATGGCTTCCGTTGATAATGACTTAGATGTTATCATGGAACGTACATTCATTATGACAGGTATAGAAAAGTCTGTCAAGTCAAATGCAAACGGAAAGTCTAGTGTATTACTATTCACATTATTAGACGAACATGCATTCTTATCCAATCTAAAAAAGATTAGTAAGTCCTTTAATGGTCGAATTGATGAGATATTGATTAAGTTACTTGCAACAGAAATGAATTTGGATATTGATTTATCTTATCTATTTCTACCAGACGGGAAAAGAACTCTCCCAGTACAATCAAACATTAAGGGTATTATACCCAATCTCACACCTATAGAAGCGGTTAAGTGGTTGACCAATCGAGCTACGACAATCACGGGTTCCCCATTCTTTACTTACGCATCAATGCATGATAATAACCTACGTTTGGGAAATCTTGATGCAATGTTATTTCAACCCGCATTCAACGAGAAGATACCTTACACATATAACCCAGCAAACATAGCGGGTGCGGATAGTCAGACAGAATTTGAAAAGACGTTTACAATTAAATCATTGACGGTATCAAAACAAGCGAACACACTCAAGTTAATTAGAGAGGGTGCGGTTGGTTCTATGTTACAGAACACAAATTTGAATACGGGTGAGGTGAGTCGTAATCACCATAGTTTCAGGGAAGTGTTGACAAAACTTAAAACACAGAACATTATTGGAAATTACCAAAATGTATTCGACCCCGCATTTAAAATGAACGAGACTTTCGTTGACGAATATGACTCACGTATATATCATACAATAACATCTTCAGGAACTTATGGCAGATTTAAATCATATCATGATGAATATGATGGAACTAAGATGCGAAAGAAATTGGAGAGACGAGCCATTCTCAATCATCTATATAAGAACATGTTGAATGTTGTTGTCGAAGGTGCGGGATTCATCATATCAAAAGCAAGTGTTGGTGACGTAGTTAATCTAATGATTGTGAACGATAATGTTGAAGCGTCAGCCAATGCCGCAAAGGGTGAACTTGTTGATAAAGCAAAGTCTGGTGACTTCATTATCTATGACACAAGACATACATTCGCTGGTACACAACACACAGTATCAATGAATGTTTGTAAATTGGAGAGAGAAGAATGAACCCTATTCTATCGGAGTTCTACGGTGACAACACACGGTGGTTTATTGCGACTGTCGTGGATGCATCTCCCCCATACGGTTTTGAGGGTCGAGTAAAGATTCGTGTTCATGGTCTACACACCCCATCCACACGACTGATTCCACAAGCAGATTTACCTTGGGCCCAGTGTGTGATTCCTACTACAGAAGGTGGTGCGTCTGGTATCGGACGGATGCCTCAATTACAACCAAGTGCATTGGTATTTGGTATGTTTATGGATGGAGTCAACTCACAGACACCTATTGTATTAGGTTCTCTTCCACACATTGAGTTTCCTTCAACAATACAAGTTGGTCAGTCTAACCAAAAACTCAAGTCCGATAATAAACCAGAGGAAGTCTGGGACAATGTTGCGGCTGAAAATACACCAGATATAATTGACATCGAAGACACTAATACAGAAAAGGTTGCTCTTAATGTCCAACGTCAAAGAGAAAAAACTTCGGTTGCCTTCTTTCTAAACTTGGGGTATACTTTAAAACAATCTATAGGATTAACTGCGGCTTTGAGTTTTGTTTCTGGTGGTATGACCACAGGTAGAAACACAGACAATAAAGGTATCGGTGCATTCTCGGAAGGACGTTATTCTGAATTACAGAAGTTCTCTAATGACTACGACACGTTCCTTGTACAATTATCCTTTGTCGCATATGAGTTAAACACTACACAGTCTAGTACAAACATTAGATTGGTAAACGCCACGAAATTGAATGATAAAGGTATTTGTCAGATTGTTTCTAAATACTATCTGGACAGACCCGATGCAGCTTCTATCAAAGCGATTGAAACGGCTGCCGAAGAATTAATGAATAGGATATCATAGATGTCATTAAATAAACAAAACTTAAACGTTCTTCTTGGTTCTGAAATAAGAAAGAAACAAGAACCGACAGACCCGTTTGTTCGTAAGGGAGAGGTGGCCGTTCAGGAAATCTTTGTCAAAAGAAATACCATAGTTGGTCAAAAAGACGGACAAATTCTTGGTGGTATTAAGACATTAGGACAATCCACAAACTCCAGTGAAGAAGTTATTACCAGTGCTATCGGTCAAATTACGGATGACCTCCCCGCATTGTCTGGTGCGAAGGGTAACCTTCTAGAAGTTTCTTTTGATACCGTATTAGACTCTGACGGAAAGTTCTTGCGATTCAAGTTGCCTACAGATTCCGATGGTGGTATTGCACTTGCACCCATCATTGCGGATAGTAATGGTGAACTGTTTCGTGGTGTTGGTCGTGATTCTGATAACCCTGCTCGTTCCTTTGGTACGCTATCAACAACTGTTACTTCCTTGACAGGTCTTCCCGCACTTAGAGCAAACAAGCCTACATCCGCACTTGCAGTTATATCTGATGGTACTGCTCAAAGTATTGCGGAATGTGTCAGTGTTGCAGAAGATAAGAAATCAAAAGACTTTGCAGAGATTGCTGCATTTACTGATGTCATTGAAGCAATGAAACCACCTGCTTCGGTAAGTGGTGGTTTGTTTGGTAAGATTAAAAAAGCAATGAGTGCAGTAAGTTTTGCGGGTGGTTTGACAGGTACTCTGAGTCAAATTGCACCTCTAGCCTCGTTGAACGAACAGGTTGCTTCTATTGGTGATAAAATTGATGCAATTGCTTTGCCTGGCAACATTGGTACAATTGGTGAATTAAATGAACTTGCACAGAATGTGATGGCAACTCCAGGCGAATTGCTACAGGGTGCGGGAGACTTGGTAAGTAATTTTACTGGACAGTTTGCTCAGGATGCACTGGCACAATTCCAAAGTTTGAAAGACACTTTACCAGACCTTCCTAGTGTGGAAGATGTTGTCGGTACAGACTTGACCGATGTTAAATCTGCACTAGACGAGTTTAAGGAAGCCGCAGATAACTTTGATACCAACTTCGATAATAGAACTGAAATGGGATTGGGTGGAGTATTACAAAACCTATCCGAGAGATTGTCGGGGGCAGCTGCATCATTTATTCAAAACATAGTTCCAGGCGGTATCATAACTTCTGACGAAGAACGAAGAAAGATTTTAGAACAATTTGGTTCGGGTGACGAGAATCAAAAGAAAGAAGCTGTCAAAACGTTAACTAAGAAATCTAATAACGTAACTAGTCGTATGAAGGATATCTTGGATAAAGATACTAGGTCAACCAACACTCTTGATATGCAAATCGAAATGATTGAAACGGCAAGAAAACAAGATGTCCCCGAACAAGAGATTGCTATTGCACAACAAGAGATATCCAGAATTAAAGAATCTATGGAGGAACTAAATACTACTATCAGTGGTACAGTGGTTATAGATGCTGACCTATTTGATGAAGGAGTACCAATAGACAATTCATCAAGATGGAGTGGCAAGAATAGTCCAGATGATGTCTTTACTATGGTATCGTCCGTAGAAGAATTAGATGCAGAGATGCAGAAAGTTTATCGACCAATTACTGAAGTGGTTGTTCATGCAACCGAGACCTTTACTAATAAAGATATTGGTTCGATTGAAATAAACAATATGCAGATTGAATTGGGTCACGAGGGTATTGGATACCATTATGTGATTCGAAGAGATGGTAGACTGCAACGTGGTAGACCAGTTAATACGGTGGGCGAACACGCACCCATAAACGGACACGATGCGTTTTCGATTGGTCTTGCATTGGTAGGTGGACTTAATGTGTCTTCGGGTGATAACAACCCTACAGACTATAGGTCTTCTCAATCGTTTACTAGAGAACAGTTTACGACATTAGAGAAATTCATAAAGAGTTTCTATCGTAGATTCCCAGGCGGACAGGTCTTCGGTCACAACGATATTGACGAGACAGAATTTGACCCATACTTTGATGTTCCAGATTATGTAGAATCGGTATTCAGAAAGATAAACAAAACTACTGAACCATTGATAACAGGCCCACTCTCAGAAGCGGAGATTAATAATGACAACTAAGAATGACAATTATAATATTAGGGTCGAGAAGATTGGCGAGGGTACAGAGAATACTCTAGGTGTTCCTTTAGATGGAATGCAAGACCCTACGGGTGAGTATCCCAAACGTGAATATAACTATGGGTCATCAATTAACAAAGCTGCACGTGGTTCCAAAACAAACAACCTCTATGTTGGGGGTGGTGACATTGGTGTGTCCTTGGGTATTGAACCACAGAGACCATCCGAGTATCCATTTAACCAAGTACAAGAGACTATCTCTGGTCACGTAATCGAACAGGATGACACGCCTGGCGGTGAACGAGTACTAATCAAACATCGTACTGGTGCGGGTGTAGAGATGAGAGCAGATGGTTCTGTTATCATTTCCGCAGTGAACAACAAGGTAGAAGTGACTGGTGGTGACCAGACTGTTATCATTGAGGGTAATGGTAATCTCGTGTATCAGGGTAACTTGAACATGAAGGTGACTGGTGACTATAATGTTGATGTGGGTGGTAACTACAATGTCAATGTTGGTGGTAGTCTACGTGAAGAGATTCAACAGAATCACCGAACCATCACAACAGGTAATCGTGAAGAGACTGTCAAGAAGACTAAGACTAATCGTACACTGAGTACCGTTACAGATGTTATGTTGGCAGATTATAACCAATTTGTCAAGCTCGACCAAAAGAATTTTGTTGAAGGTAATATAGAGATTGCTGCAGAAGACAATATTCTCATCTCAGGTAAAGAAGCGGTTGCAATCTCAAGTAAGAATGCAAATATCACTGGTGCAAAGTATGTATCCGTTATGGGACAGAAAGGTGCAATCGGTGGTAGAATGGTTGACTTTACTGGTAACGTATTCCAAGGTGGTGAAGGCCCAGTTGAGTTTAACTCAGGTGCGAACTTCTACGGTACATTCTTTGGTAAGGCATCTGAAGCATGGAAAGCGAATAATGCAAACAATGCTGACCTCGCACTTAGGTCGTTTTACGCTTCTAACGCCAACAAATCACTAACGGCCGTTTCGGCAACTGCAGCGCTGACAGCGGGTTCGCTAGGGGCGTCTGGACTTGGGGGTAGTCCGCCAATCATATTGGCGGCGAGTGTTCACTTACCTAAATTTGCTGATGAGTTTCAGTATCCAAGTTCAGGCCCTGCCGAGACACAGATTACGGGTGAGTGGGTAGTAGGTCAAGTGGTCAATGGTGACTATGCAATCCGAACTGTTGTAATTGATGGTGGTGATGTATTGTTGACCAAGACTCTCCTATCAGATGATTACGAAGATGTGTTTGATAAAGTTCCGACTACCCAAGAGATTCGTTCTGCATTTAGAAACAAATCTTCTCGTGAAAAGATTGGTAGTATTTTGGTATCCGAAGAGAAACTTAATCCAGAATATAAAACAAAGAGTCCGCCCGCAGTGGGTAGGACAGTGAAGAAATCCCCATCATCTAGATTTGGATTTGAACCGATTGGTAATGCAATTGAGAATAGAGGAAAGAGGTTTACACCATGATAGTACTAGTTGACCCAGTATATAATCCAAAGAATCAGGGACAGATTACATCTGCTACCAAGTTGGGGCCAGGCATAACCATTGCAAAGTTTCTTGGTGCATATGGTGACAGAACACCGTTCAACCATGTGATTAGTAATTCCGCAAGACAACTGATTGCGAGACAATTATATCTCCAATCAGAAGCGATGAGAATCATTAATGGTAACACCGAAAACTTCAATGACATTCGCATGATTGTATCAGAGGGAATATACCAGTTAAGAGAAGGTGACAAGTCTGACGAAACCATGCAGAAAAAATCTGACGGTAGATTAGTATATTATCAGATAATCGACCAAGAAGGCAATATTAATTTAGAAAAAACTTTTGATGTTGCAGAATATCTCAAAGACTATATCAAGTTCAAGAAACTTTACTTAGATTACGATATGTACAATCCGAACAGAAAACTTACTGCACAGATAGGGATTGAGTTTCCTCCAGTACCAGAATCGTTTGATATTGCATTCAATGGTGAAGTTGAAACTCATTTTAATAATGAGTTGATGAGTAAGGATGAATTAGTAGAAATTAAAGAAAGTGCTTAAAAAAGGTTATAAATAGAACTATGGCAATACGAAGAGCGTTCGCACAAGAAGATACTGACCTACAGACTGCAACTGTAACGACCAGTCGTGTAAGACAGTATACTGATATCGACCTTACATTCAAGGCAAAACCGACTTCTGGAGAAATATATAAGAAGACGGATGCAGCTGCGGTGAAACAGGCGGTCAAGACCCTAGTGATGACAAATCAACTAGAGAAACCTTTTCGTCCCAGTTTTGGTGGGAATATGCAATCGCAGTTATTTGAACTTGCGGATAGAGGCAAATCCTCTATGATAAAAAGGAACATCAAAGAAAACATAGAGATGTTCGAACCAAGAGCGAAGATATTGGATATAATGGTAAATTTGCAATCAGATGCACATTCTCTGGACGTAACAGTAAAATTTAAAGTAGTAAACACAGAAGAAGAAATCGTATTCACTACAACACTTGCAAGGTTAAGATAAAATGGCAACAACAATTAAATCGACATCACTAGATTTTGATGCAATCAAGAATAACCTAAAGACATTCCTTTCACAGAAGGATGAATTTACGGATTATAACTTTGAGGCATCTGGTCTCTCAAACATCTTGGATGTCCTTGCATACAATACACACTATAATGCATTGACAGCCAACTTTGCATTGAACGAGTCATTCCTTGGAACTGCACAATTACGTAGTTCTTTGGTATCTCTTGCAGAAGGTATTGGTTATATCCCAGATTCGATGACCTCATCACAAGCTATTGTGAAACTGTCTCTGAACTTGGCGGGTGTTTCTGACCGTACTGCACAGGTTCAAATCCCTAGAGGATTTAAATTCAATGCAACTGTTGATGACGAAGAGTTTGTTTTCCAGACACAAGAAGACATAAGTGCGGATGATAATGGTGAAGGATTATATGAATTTACAAACGCATCTGGTAGTAAGAATATTAAAATCTTCGAAGGTACTTCCAGAGTTAAGACTTTTCTGGTAGAGAGAAGTCAAGATAATGCAGTCTATATTATCCCAGATAAGAGTATGGATATTGATACTGCAATCGTCCGTGTCTATCAGACACCAACTTCTTCGGTGTTCGTACCATACACAAGTATCTTGAAGGCGAATACCATTAATGCAAACTCCACACTATTCATTCTAAAAGAATCTCCGAATGGACTCTTTGAATTATCATTCGGTAATGGTTCTACTTTGGGTGACGCACCCAAGACAGGTTCTAAAGTACAGGTTACATATCTTTCATGTAGTGGTGCTCTTTCTAATTCTGCAAAGGTGTTCGAACCAAATTCTAATGTATCAGTGGGTGCGGGTAGTTATGAACTAACGGTATCCACAGTATCGGCTTCGGTTGGTGGTTCTGCTAAAGAGTCTATCGAATCTATTCGTCAGACCGCACCGTTCCAATATGCATCTCAGAATCGAATGGTAACTGCTGCAGATTATTCTGCACTGGTACTAAGAAACTTTTCTACACTGATTAAGGATATGCAATCCTTTGGTGGTGAGGACGCATTACAACCTGAGTTCGGAACAGTGTTCCTGTCCATCTTGTTTAATGCGGATGTAGATGATACGACCATACAGGTCACAAAAGATTCTATTCAAGACCTTGCAAAACAATTAGCAGTCGCATCATTTAATCTCAAGTTTACTGACCCAGTCAAAACTTTTATTGAGTGTAGAACATTCTTCCAGTTTAACGCTAACTTTACCACATTATCCAGAAACACTATTCAAGATAATGTAAATAATACTATTAAAAATTATTTTGATGAGAACACTGGTAAGTTCGGTCAATCATATAGACGTTCGAACCTACTGACTCTTGTAGATGATGTGAGTCCAGCTATCTTCTCCTCACGTTCTGAGACGTTTGTTCAGAGAAGATTCTCTCCAACACTGACTAAAATAGAAGACTACACGTTGAGATTTGCGGTGCCATTGGCATCACCCGATGATGTCCACTATAGGGTTACATCGTCTCAGTTTGGTTTTAAAAACAAGACATGTATCATAAGAAACAAATTAAACAGTAACAAACTAGAAGTCTATAACAGTGGAGACAACGAAGTTATTGTTGATAATGTTGGTTCCTACGAGGGAGATACTGTTCGTATCGTTGGTCTTCAGATAGATAACTACATTGGTGCAGATACTTTCATTAAGGTTTCTGGTAAACCAGCTAACGAGTCTGCGATTACTCCATTGAGACAAGACATCGTAGAACTTGACCTATCTAACACATTCTCAAGAATCGTTGATGTTGCGTCTGGGGTGACGAACTAATGACTAGTAAGAGAAATGATACTCTTATCGACATTGATAGAAGAGAGATTGCTTTTATTGAGCATCAAGTGGAGAATATTCTTCCCGCCTTCTTTCGTACCGAGTATCCGAAACTAATAAGTCTTCTTAAAGAGTACTATCATTTCGATGATGAAGAGACCTCGGCTGCAAGACTAATTCACGATTTGTTTTACAGTAGAGATATCACTCAAACAGACGTTGAACTTCTTACATATATTGAAGACGAACTCCTGTTAGGTCAATCATATTTTGAAGGTTTTACTGATAAACGTGCTGCTGCAAAATACTCTAACCAATTGTATCGTTCAAAGGGAACTCAATTCTCTATCGAACAATTCTTTAGAACATTCTTTGGGGTTGACCCAGAGATTACTTACACAAAAAAACAAGTATTCCAATTAAATGGTGGAGATGACTTTAAGGAAATAGAACTTGACGCACTCATGGAAGCATCAATAGGTTCTCCCGCCTTTCCTGCTACAACATATGGTCAGTTAGATAGTGATGGTGCAAGACTAACATATCAAAATTATCTGAAAGATAACTATAGACCAACATCAAGGATTGGATTTGAATCACAGAAGTATCTGACTAATGATAAACTGTATCAGACATTTGCGTTACTAGTAAAGACTGACATATCAACATCTGAATGGATTCAACCTTATAAACTGTTTGCACATCCAGCTGGTATGTATGTAGGTTCTGAGGTTCAGATTGTATCGGTGGTAGAAGATACCATGACCGCACCAAATGTTGTGCTAGAACCACCACCACCCATTGCGGTTCACTCAACCGCATCATTTGGAGATACTGGTTTGACAGATTTAACCGCAATTGTAGATGACCTATATACTGATTCAGCTGGTGTATACAGTCGTATCAATGCAGAGTTTAATTCTGTCGAAGACTTCTCTCTTGAAGAGATACAGACAATCAATAATCAGTATTCATCACTGCGTGAAGCACAGATTGCAAGTTCACCCACATTTGATGATTCGGATGAGGTTGGAACAAACGGTATGGACTTGAGTAACAACTACTCTTGGGAAACTCTTGACCAACAAAAACATCAATGGTGGAGTGCTGACTCTGACCAATACTTAAAAAGTTTTACACTATAACCTAAAAACCTTATAAATAGTTAAATAACAAACGGACTATAAAATGGCACAACAGACACTAAACAGAGGAACAGCGGCAAATGACGGTACGGGTGATACCCTCCGTGTTGCTGCCCAGAAAATTAACGAGAACTTTACAGAACTCTATACGGCTGTTGGTGGTGATTCTTCGACTGTAACACTCACCAGTGCTGGTGTGGTTTTTGAAGGTCAGGCTGCGGATGACCATGAGACTACATTGTGTGCAGTAGAACCTACTGCTGACAATATTGTATATGTTCCCAATGATGGCGGAACACTCATTCTAGACTCTTGTTCTCAGGTATTGAGTAACAAGACCATCCTTAGTCCTATGTTGACTACTCCATCTATTAAAGACGCAGACTCAAGTCATGCATACAATGTTGTAGTAAGTAATCTGGCTGCAAACAGAAATATCACGTTACCTCTATTGACAGGACATGATACCTTTCTCTTTGCAAATCATCCACAAACACTGACTAACAAGACTGTCGAAAACCCCGTATTATCCAACCCTGTTATGGGTGGATTGGATGGTGCTTCTTTATTGCTTGATAGTGCAAGTAATGAATATGTCAAGTTTACTAATGTTTCGAGTGCGGTCAACCATGTTCTCATTGGTAACTCTGCCGCTGGTAATAACCCCACTATTGACGTAGAAGGTGGTGATACAAACATTAGTTTAGAACTAAGAGCTAAAGGCAGTGGTGCAGTCGAGATTATGAACAAGTTGGTTTTCCAAAAGGGAACCGATGTCGCTGCAACCGAAGCAATAGATTTAAATGAACCCCTAACCGTATTTAACTCTGGTAGTTTAATTAGTCCAACTATTGGTGATGGAACTATCCAAGGTGAGGTAAAATACTTCAGTAATATTGCGGCAGGTGAGGTGAGATTATCTTCTGCAACAGCAGTCGCAAACATCTATGGTGTTGACTCTGCTGATGGATTCCTCAGTTTTAATCAAGGTGATGGATGTATTCTCGTATGGAATTCACTTGCAAGTAAATGGTTTAAGGTGTCCAATAACGGCACAACAATAGGATAAATGAAATGGCGATTGTAACAAACCCAATTAAAAAACAGGTTATCGAATCACTTGATAGTGATATCGGTTTACCTACTACACACTACTATGCCGCCATTGGTCGGTCAGAAGACTGGAATGATTCAGACGTTGCTCCTGCTCCACTGAATTCTGCAAGAGAAGAAAGAAACTTCCGTCTCGGACTTCAATCTGCTAAGAAGATTATCGACTTCTCCTTTGTTGTACCAAGATACAACTGGTCATCTGGTGCAATCTATTCTGCATATGATGATGCACAGGTAGGGTATCCTACTCAGACATACTATGTTATGAACGATAACAACCAAATTTATGTGTGTATCCAACAGGGTAGAAACGCAGCGGGTCTGGCACAGGTATCTACAGTTCAACCAACTGGTAATACAGACGGAACTCCGTTTGATACTGTTGATGGTTACATCTGGAAATTCCTATATTCTATCGGTGCTTTGGACGCAAACAAATTCATTTCTGCAAACTATATTCCAGTAGAACTTGTAGGTACTACAGATGCAAACTCCACGGCTGCGGAGATAGAACAAAAGGCAGTACAGAATGCTGCGGTTGCGGGACAGATTGTAGGTTACGCAGTTGACTCAGGTGGTTCTGGTTACTCATCATCACCCACAATTACGGTTGTTGGTGACGGTACAAATGCAAAAGCAGACGCAACAATCTCTGGTGGACAGGTAGTAAATGTCAAATTCATTGATAGTGATGGTTCTTATGCATTGGGTTCTGGATACCATTTCGCTGACGTTAATTTAGCAGGTGGTGGTTCACCAACCAAACCTGCTAAGATTCGTGCAATCCTCGGAAGTCCTTTGGGACTTGGTGGAGATGCAAGAGATGACCTTCGTTCAACTGCAATCATGTTGAATACTAAACCAACTGGGACAGAAGACCTCGACTTTATTGTAGGTAATGACTTCCGTCAGGTTGGTTTGTTAAAGAATCCTTATCCACATAGTCCAGATTCAGCAGGTGATTATTGGACAGAAGATACTGCAATCTGTCTAAAGAAAATCACTCTCAGTGCTACAACCTCTGGTTTTACTGCTGATAATAGAATTAAAGGTGGTACTTCAGGTGTTGAAGCTTTAATTGATAAGGTTGACTCTGACAACATATGGTATCACCAGACAGAAGATACTGGTTTCGGTAACTTCTCTTCTAGTGAAGCTATCACAGAACTTAATGGTAATGGTGTTGGTGTGAACGGTACTAACGGAGGCAATCCTTATACTTATCCAGAAATTGATACGATGACTGGCGAAGTACTATATATTGATAACCGTGCTTCTGTTACTCGTAACACAGACCAGACTGAAGATATTAAACTCGTAATCCAAATTTAAGGTATAAAGATGCCAAACACTTTTACATCCAACGTATTTTCTTCCACCTATAAAGATGACTTTAAGGATAGTGATAACTATCATAGAATTCTCTTTAACAGTGGTCGTGCTCTGCAAGCAAGGGAACTTACTCAGTTACAGACCCTAATCCAAGAAGAGATTGGAAGGTTTGGTAGAAACATCTTTAAGGAAGGTGCTGCAGTAAATCCAGGCGGGCCCACAATCAGTAATGATTATGAGTTCATTAAGTTGACCACTGCAACCTATTCACTTCCTCAAGACCCACAAGATTTGGTTGGTACGATTCTTACTGGGCCAAACATCAATGATGCATCTGGTATTCAGGTAAGAGTACTTGAGTTCGTTGCGGCAACATCAACTGACCCCGCAACAATTTATGTCCAGTATGTTAATACTTCGGCAGGTGATTCGGGTACAGACCCAATTAGAATGGCTGCTGGTAACGTAATGACCAATGTTAGTCTAGGTTTTACTCTACAGGTTGCGAATGCAGTAGGTACTGAATTGCCTGTTGGTCGTGGTTGTAAAATCTCGAATGCAGAGGGTGACTTCTTCACTCGTGGCCACTTTGTGTTTACGAAGGGACAGTCAATAATTCTTTCCAAGTACACCCGATATCCTACTAAGGTTGTTGGTTTTAAAGTAACAGAAGACATCGTCACTGTTTCGGATAATACTGCACTGTATGATAATCAGGGTGCTACACCCAACTTGTCATCTCCAGGCGCAGACCGTTATCGTATACAACTTACTTTAACAACAAAAGATGCAGTTGCTGATGATGAAAACTTTGTTTATTACTGTGATGTGTTTGAAGGTAATATCGTTGACCAAGTAAAGGGTACAGAAGATTATAACAAAATCAATGATACCTTGGCAAAGAGAACCCAAGAAGAATCTGGCAATTACATTGTCAACCCATTCACAGTAGACTTCAGTGATTCAGGTACTAATATAATTGCATCTGTATCCGATGGTGTTGCATATGTAAACGGATACCGTGGTGCAACCGAGAAACCTACTTCATTAATTATTCCAAAACCAAGAGCGACTGGTATATCAGAAAACGAAGTTTCTGGTATCAGTTATGGTCAATACTTCCTAGTTGCGGCCGCAGAATTTAAGTTACACAGAGATACAAACACCTTTGAACGTGTTCGTCTTACGGATACTGTAAATGGTGCGGGTACTACTTTAGGTCACGCAAGAATTCGTTACATCGAAAAAGACGGTTCTAACTATCGTGTGTATGTCTTTGATATACAGATGAAATCTGGAGAATCACTACGTAACATTAAGTCAATTGGTCTTGGTGGTTCAAACCACGCTGATGTCTTGTTAGAAAACAGTAAAGCGGTTTTAAAAGAATCACAAAAGACTAATCTAGTATATGCATTACCTAATCCACGTCCTAGAGTATTGTCAGACTTTGACTTTGAAGTTCAACGTCTGTTTACTACATCTCAGGCTGGAACGACTCATACCGAAACACTAAGTGTTAATGGTGAAACGTGGACAAATACAAGTGATTGGATTGTTGTTAATAACTCTACTGGTGCGGTTGTCACTGGTGCATCTGCCAATGGTACTGCTACAAACTCTACCGTAGTAAGTGGTCTTCCTTCTGGTGTTGCATGTTCGGTTTACGCAAAGGTAAACAAAGCGTCTCCAGTTGTTCGTCAGAAAACTTTGGTAGACACGACTGTAACAGCTGCTGTGACCACAGACTCCGATGGTGTTCCTTCGGTTAAACTTGGACTCTCAGACATCTTTGAAGTCGAAGAAATCAAACAAACTAACTCTGCTGGTGCAGACATTTCTCACCTCTTTACTGTTGACAACGGTCAACGAGCAGGATACTATGGTAATGGTCGTCTTGTTTTAGAAACAGGTGCAACTGCTCCTTCAGGAAATGTGTACGCAAAACTGAAACACTTCACCCACGGTGCTGGTGATTTCTTTGCGGTCAACTCATATACTGGTCAGGTAGAATACGAGAAAATTCCTAGTTTCCAAACAGGTGTTCGTACTTCTGTAAACCTACGTGATGTTGTTGATTTCCGTTCTACCGTGAACTCATCTGGAGCCTTTGGGGGTATTAACGAATTACCGTCTAACGGTGATATCTTCCAAGCAGACGTAGAATACTATCTACCTCGTGCAGATAAGATTGTTGTTACTACACAAGGTGAAGTTAAGAACATTCAAGGTGAAGCAGGATTTGGTGCTCAGATTCCAGCAACACCCGAAAACACACTTGCACTATTTAATTTGGAACACAACGCTTATGGTCTAAATGACTCGGATGTTGTTGTTCAACCAATTAAAGCAAAACGATTCACAATGAGTGATATCTCCAGAATGGAGAAGAGGATTGATAACCTAGAGGAAGTTACTTCCCTAAGTCTTCTTGAACTAGACACATCATCTCTATTAGTATTGGATGCTGATGGTAATGCAAGAACTAAATCAGGTTTCTTTGTAGATAACTATGCAGACAGAAGTTTCTCAGATGTAGGTAACCCAGAGTATCGTGCTGCTATTGACCCATCAAGGGGTCTTCTTGGAGTACCGACTGCGGATGATAATGTCATATTGGCATATGATTCCTCACTGTCAACCAACACTGTAATGAAAGGTGACACAGTTTATCTTAATTATACTGACTCTGCAACAATCACACAGACACTCATTTCAGGAACAGAGAATGTAAACCCATTTGCGGTTATTACTGGTGAGGGTAACATTACGTTATCTCCCTCAACTGATAACTGGTTCCAGACTAAGTACAACCCAGCTAATGTAATCAACCAGACTGCAACAGAAAATGTTGATGTGAATCTGGGAGATAAGACGACATTCTTGAGTTTGAGACCCGATGCGGCTAACAGATTCAAATGGTCACAACAAAGAAGATGGGTTCCTATCCCAGGCTTAAATATACTTAATATTCCAGCCCTTGGTGGATGGCGTGGACAGGGAATGTGGAACTGGCATGGTGTACCCAATAACGATGTGAGAATCGTTGATGTTGGTACAGGAAACGGTGGTAACCGTAGTCAAAACGCAGACTTCAATGTCATTCGGTCTTTCTCACAACGTGTAGTTGTTGGAGAGAAGACAGTACGTAAGGTTGTTGGAGATAGAACAGTATCCTTGACTTTCTTACCATTCATACGTTCACGTAAGGTATTCTTTAAGGCACAGGGTCTACGACCAAACACCAAGTACTTCCCATTCTTTGATGGAACACTCGTGTCAGACTTCTGTAGAGAAGAAACGTTCAAACGTTACGGTGCTATGGCAACAGACGTAAGTTTTGCGAATGCAAATAGACTTGCAACAGCACACCCACAGGGTAGTAGTACATTAGAAGCAGATGCCAATGGTGCTATTGAAGGTTCGTTCTTCATCCCATCATCCGAAACACTAAGATTCCGTGCGGGTACAAGAGAATTCAAATTACTGGATATCAGTAAGAATGATGACGCAGCTGCATTGTCTCGTGCATCATTCAACTATACTGCACAAGGTACTCTGGATACTAGACAGAAGACTATTACTTCTACTCGTATTACTCAAACCAGAACACGTAGATGGACAGAAACTACAAGAGTTAAAGTAACTGACCCACTTGCACAATCGTTCTTTGTAACTAGTCCGAGTGGTATCTATGTTACTAAGGTTCAGACTTATTTTAAAACCAAGGATGCTGATGGTGTTCCTATTCAGTTACAGATTCGTCCTATGGTCAATGGTGCGCCAAGTTCTACTGAGATTCATTCACAGTCTATCAAATTCTTGGCACCAAGTCAAGTAAATACTCCTGCTTCCGAGACACAGGCTGCGGTAGTTGCTGCACCTACTACGTTTGAGTTTGATGAACCAATCTTCTTGAATCCAGAAGAAGAGTATGCGATTGTTTTACTTGCAGAATCTACTCAGTATCAAGCTTATGTTGGTGAGACATACGCATTCGAATTAGGTTCTACCGAGAAACGTATCTCACGTCAACCATCTATGGGTTCATTGTTTAAGTCACAGAATGGTACGACTTGGGAACCAGACCAAACTAAAGATATGGCGTTCAAAATCTTCACTGCTGACTTCGTAAGTTCTGGTACTGCGGTATTCGAAAACCGTGATGTAGAGAAAGAACAACTAGTCGGTAACCCACTTTATATGAGTGCTGACCACGGTGCGGATAGTGACCAAGTAACATTGGCCGTTTCTAACCACGGGTTCAACGTGAATGACAAGGTTAATGTTGAAGGACTGGTTGCAAATACAACGTACAATGGTGTCAAGGGTTCCAGTATCAATGGTGAAAGAACAATCACTGCGGTAGATGGATTCGGTATCAGATTCGACGCTGACAGTGCTGCTACATCTTCTGGTAGATTCGGTGCAGAACTAATAAAAATTGATAAACAACTTCAGTTTGATATTGTAACACCAAGTTTCACTACACTGTTACCAGACGATACTCTACTGACCTACCGTGCAAAATACACAACTGGTAAGTCCCTTGCAGCATCTGCTGGTTCACAAGTCAAGTATCAGAAAGATGGAACATTCAGTAATGATGTCATCATCAATGACGAGAATACATTTAATGCACCAAGACTGATTGCAAACCCATCCAACGAAACTGCTGAATTGGGTACTGGTCAACGTTCTGCAACGTTTAGTATTGATATGTCAACCACAAGAAGTTCGGTAAGTCCAGTAATTGATACTCAGACTGCTTCATTGTCACTTCAATCTAATATGATTGATAATCAGGCAGCTGCTGCAGCGAATGGATTCAATGTTCCGTTGGGATACTCTGCGGAAACAAATGCATTCGGTGGTTCTTCACTTGCGAAACACATTACTAGTGTTGCAAACCTAGAAGAATCCGCTGTTGGTATGAAAGTACTATTGGCAGTAAGTAGACCAGCAGGAAGTAATATTCAATTGTATTACCGTGTTGCCAATGATGGTCAAGACATTCTCGACATAAATTGGACTGAACAGACTATAGAAACTCCAATTGCACCAGACGAAAAGAACTTCCGAGAGTATCGTTATCTGGTTGGTGGTGATGGTGGTACACTAGACCCATTCACTCAGTATCAATTTAAGATTGTATTTACTGGTAATAACACATCTAAGGTTCCGTTTGTTCGAGACTTTAGAGCCATTGCAATGGCGACATAATGAGTCGATATATTCCAGTAGACGGTATGAGTGGTTTGGGAAGATGTTCTCATTCGGGTGCAATAATTAATATAAATAAAGATGAGATACAGAAAGCACGTGACCTAAAAGAGAGAAGAAAACAAAAGGAATCAGAGTTTTTGGAACTAAGACAAGATGTCAATGAACTAAAACAACTCCTCAATAAACTGGTAGAGAAACTGTAATGGCAACAAACAAACCGACAATCACAAAGATTCAGGATACCTTCACTACGTTGGTAACCAACTTAAACACCTTATCGTTGGATTTTGGTGCCACAGGTCGATTAAATACGAACGAAGATTCTAGTGGTGTTGCAGCGATTAACGAACTAGAACTGGGTATTCGAGGTACTTCAAACAGACTTGTTGAATCAGATTTATCAATTGCAGGTTTTACAGCAAATAATGTTGTGTCTGCACTGGTAGAACATGATGTAGACATGCATGGTTCTGGTGGTGGTAATGCCGCTTCCGATTTAACAACAACTGCAAATGACATTGTCTCTGCAATCAATGAGATTGAGGCCGTCTTTGACGCATCTACTCACGAGATATCTGCGGGAACAAATCAGTTTGATGTAACGACAGGTGACCTCAACTTTGCGGTTACTGGTGCGGTCAGTGTAGATGCGAGTGGTGACATCTCTCTTGATGCCGATGGTGGAGACGTATTCTTCAAAGATGCGGGAACTACCTACGGTTCTTTGACAAACACCAGTGGTAATCTGATTGTTAAATCAGGTACAACCACAAACTTAACAATGTCAGGTGCAAACCTTACAACTGCTGGTACATTAGCTACTGGTGGTAGTATCACCGTTGGTGGTACAAAGATTAATAGAACAGGTGCATTGACACTTGACGTATCTACAAATCTTATCTTAGATGCTGACACCGCTATTCAGTTGAAAGATGATGGAACACTATATGGTCGTTTCATTAAGAGTGGTTCTGACTTACGTATCCAATCGGGTGCGAGTAATGCTACTGCATTGACTTTCGCTGGTGCAAACGCAACCTTTGCTGGTACTGTGAATGTCGGTACACTTAATACAACCGCAACTGACGTTAAGGCTGCAATCAACGAACACGAAGCAGACTTGGGTACTATGTCCCTTAGCACTAGTGCTTCTAATGTTACCGCTGCAATCAATGAATTGCATACTGAACTTGGTACAACCGTAGACTCCGATGGATTAAACGGTAACCTTGCAAGTACCAACATTGGTCTTAGTCTATATAGACTAGACAGTGCAATTGGTGACCTAGACATTTTGAATAGTGATGGTACTATTTCAAATAGAACTAATATTGTAAGGTCAATCAACGCACTTGCGGATGACATCGCATTACTAGATTCGGATAGTACATTACAGAACGCAAGATTGGGTTCACTAGTAGATTTAAACGCCGCATTTGTCGGTTCAGAAAGAGCTAATTTCGTTGCTGCCCTAAATGCATTAAGGATAGACGTACCACTTATCTATGACGAGAATGGAACACAACTTAATTAATCGGAGTATTAACACTAATGAGTGTTCCACTAAAATTAAAAAATACCGCAGACTTCCAGAAGATGTCTACAACGGAGGAGAACTATCTTGCGTATGAAGCAGGATTAGACCTCGCCAGTTTAGACAGTTCTTCGGTTGGTACATTAGGTACAGACTTGTCGGGAGACAATCGTACTGTTGGTTCATTTATTGATACTTCATTTGACGATGCAGTAGGAACCACCGAAGCAGGTAATCTTCTTTCAACAACAAGCATAACTACTGTAATCCGACAGAAAGCGGGTCAAGCAGCTATACACGCTGACAGTGATTATCGTGTTCCTATTTTCCATACGGACGATAACGGAACAACACCAAACAAATTATCGGAAATGGATTCTGATAATGTTAATACTTTGGTTGATAGAATCAATTCTAGAATATACACATCTGATTATCCAGGCACATACAAGTTATCAACATCCGCACCTAGTGGTGACTATGTTCTAAACAAAGCCAATGTCATGACCGATACAAGAACTGACGGGCATTCTTTATCATACAACATCTACAAAAGAACTACAATGACCCCACCGACTACGGTGTTGCCATTTGCGATTAAACGTTCGGGTGGACGTACTGGTACATATCAAGGTATTCAACGAATGACTCCACGTCAGGTTAGGAAGACGTTTGGTGTTAATTCAAGAAACCGTACAGCTGCAAGTAGTAATAGTGTTGGTACATATAAAATCTTCAGTGCAACCGAAGGAACTCCGACAGCAAATGGACTTGCTGGTACATGGCAAGCGAAAGGTACAGCAACTGATACCAAGAATACATTAACTGGACAGGACTATACCAGAACTCGTTCATCAAACTATTCGAGATTGAGAACATCAACTTATAGTGACACATACACGAGGACTCGTGAATCTACATATCTGAGAAGTCGTACTTGTACTCGTGCTAGCACCTATACTGCATACTATACCACAACTCGTAGTAGTAATTACTCTCCGAGTTTTGTTGGTAACTATGTGGGAGACTATACTTCAAATAGTACCAGAACTTCTACCAGAAGTAGTACTGCTACCTTACAGTTTACAAGAGAAAGTTCAGGAAGTTTTATTGGTAACTATTCGAGACTCCTTAGTTTTGTTGGTGACTATTCTGCTGATTATGCTGGTAATTATCTGGGAACTCCGTATGGACGTAATTACTCACGAACATTGTATGTGAGTGTTGACCAAGAGACCTTCTACTATACCAGTTGGTATTCAGCTGATTTTGTAGGAGCCTATACTGGTAACTATGCTCGTACCTCCACAAACACTGCCGATTATACACGTTCAAGTGGTGTCGATTATACTGGTAACTATTCCAGAATCGGAACGTATGCGGGTAACTTTATTGGCGAATTCGCTGGTAACTTCACACGTGATAGTCAAAGGATTACCAGTGACCAATTCTCTCGTACCTTTGTTGGTAACTACACTAGAAACTACACCCGTGTTTCATCAATAAACTATCAGAGAACTCGTACAGGTAACTTTGCTCGTAACTTCGCTGGTAACTATACTGGTAACTTTACTGGTAACTTCCAAAACACAACCGCAGATAGTGGTGCCTTTACTGGTAACTATGTTGGGACAACATCTGTACCCTATGATGCATCACATACTACTAGTAACACTGCATCTGGATATTATTGGAAACAGGGTTTTGATGCTACGCTGGCGAGGATAACTTTGTATGTTTATTGGGCTGGTCAACTGGTGTACTATGATGACTATGAACTCAATATTTACGAGGGGGGAATCTATACCGCAGTACCCAGCCAAGTTACAACCGCCAGTGGTGTAACCTATACCAGAGGTACTGTGTATCAATATTCAAATTTCAACAACTTGGATACTTACTACGGTGTAATACAACAAGCCTCAACAACTACTGCAACGTATATAGGTAACTATGCTCCTGCTACTAGCGGTAATCTGCCAGGCAACTATGTTGGTAACTATGCTGCGGTATTTACTGGTGATTATCTGGGTGGTGGTAAGAGTGGTGATTTGACAAACTATATTGGTAATTACACTGGTGGAGATTACACAAGACAATCAATTGTAGAGTCTACCAGAGACAGTACCAGAAGTAGTACAAGAAATAGGTCAAGTACTTATGCTGGTAACTTTGTTGGTGACTATCAGAGAAGTTTTACAGGAAATTATGCAAGAGCATTTACTAGAAGTAGGTCAAGTACTTTCACAGGTGCTTCTGCTTTTGCTAGAGACTTTACTGGTAATTACTTAGGTAACTATACACGAAACTTCTCTGCCACATATGGTGGTAACTATGCCCGAAACTTTGCGGGTAACTATATAGGCAATTATGCGAGGAACTTTATCGGAGATTACGGAAGAACATTTGTGGGCAATTATGCGGGTTCCAAGATAGGAACAGGAACCGAAAATATTGAAACATATACTCTCTATGTTAGAGTTGCATAAATAGGTTGATATGGGAACTACAACACTAAAACTTGAAGGCACCAATGGTGACCTCAAGGAGATAACAACCACAGAAGAAAACTACCTTGCTTATCAGGCGGGGTTGCATCTCTCTGCGTTGGATTCTAGTGATGTGGGAACACTCACTCAAGTATCCACAAACAATACTTTAATCGGTACATTTACTGATACTAGATTTGATGATGCGTCAGGAACGCACGGATTTAGTGGTGGTAATGTTCCTGTCGTACAGACGGTTACTTCTTTGTATCAAAGAGAAGGTGTTGCAGATTTTGCTGGTGATTCAGCTGCATATCGTTACCCAATAGAATTTACTGATAATGGTGGAACACCAGAACTTCATGAACTTGATTCATCTGAAGTAGACACTCTTGCAGATAGACTCTTATCTCGTATTGCAGTATCAGAATATCCTGGCGTATATAAAATAGCAACATCTGCCCCGACTGGATATACCACATATAAATCATCTGTGTTTGCAGATAGACTACAAACAGGAACAACGGGAACAGTCTATAATCTTTATGTAAAGAATTCGATGAGCGCACCAACAACAGTAAGACCTGTTGCAATCAAACGTTCATCTGGTCTGACTGGTTCTTTCCAAGGTCTTCAAGAGATGACCGATGCAGAAATTCGTTATTCCTTTGGTTCTAGAGTTCAGAGTCGTATTACTAATGGTAGTGATGGTATAGGAACATACCAATTGAGAAGTGCTACCCAAGGCGCTCCAACTGCGAGTGGTACATGGACTAGTCGTGGTACAGGTACAGATACCAGATACAACACAACAAACACTGATTATTCAGCTGACTATACTAGAAGTCGGTCTAGTAACTATGTGGGTGACTATGCAAGAAACTTCGCACGTACTTTTGCGGGTCAGTTTGTAGGCAACTTCATTACTGAATTTGTCGGTGACTATACAGGTAACTACTCCAGAAACTTCGGTGGGGATTATACTGGTAACTATGCCCGAAACTTTATCGGAGATTACACTGGTAACTATGCTCGAAACTTTGCGGGTAACTATGTAGGTAATTACTCCAGAAACTTTTCCGCTGCATATGCTCGAACAAGGATTACTGATTATGCTGGTAACTTTGTAGGCAACTATGTTGGTAACTATGCAAGGGCCTTCAGTGCTGATTATACAAGGAACCGAGCTACCACATTCACTGGTGACTTTGCTGGTAACTTCTTAGGTAACTATGTAGGTAACTATGCTCGGAACTTCTCTGCAAACTACCAGAGAACAAGAGCAACAAACTATCAGAGAACTCGTGTAACAGACTATGTGGGTGACTTTGTAGGTAACTATGCCACAAACTTCACTGGTGATTTTACTGGTAACTATACTACAGTATTCACTGGTAACTTTGTAGGTAACTATGCGACAAACTTCGTGGGTAACTTTGTAGGTAATTATGCCACAAACTATGTGGGTAACTTCGCTGGTAACTATTCAAGAACAAGAGCAACAAACTACACAGGTAACTTTGTAGGTAACTACGGAAGAACACGAGCTACTGCATATACGAGAAGTCGTGCTACTGCATATTCAAGAACTCGTGCAACTAACTATGCGGGTGGTGGTAAAGGTGGTAACGCTTATAACTACACTGGTAACTTTGTAGGTAACTACACTGGTAACTTCGCTGGTAACTACACTGGTAACTTCGCTGGTAACTATTCAAGAACTCGTGCGACCAACTATACTGGTAACTTTGTGGGTAACTACGGAAGAACTCGTGCAACCACATATACTGGTGACTTCTCAAGAACTCGTGCAACAACATATACAGGAGATTTCTCAAGAACTCGTGTAACAGACTATACAGGAAATTTCACAAGAAACAGTACAACGGTTTTCACGGGAGATTTCTCAAGAACAAGGGTAACCACATACACTGGTAACTTCTTGGGTGATTACACAGGTAACTTCTTGGGGGATTATACTGGTAACTACGCTAGAAACTATAGTGATGATTACCAAAGAACATCTACTAGAACTCGTTCAACGGACTATGTAGGTGATTTTACTGGTAATTATGTTGGTAACTATTCTAGAAACTATAGTGATGATTACACTAGAGAGTCCGTAGTAACCTTTACAGGTGATTTTGTTGGAGATTATACTGGTAACTATGCACGTGCATATGAAGCTGATTATCAAAGAACAAGAAGTTCTGCATATTCCGCTGTTTATCAAAGAACAAGAAGTTCTAGTTATTCTGCAAACTATCAGAGAACAAGAACATCTACATATGCAGCAGACTATTTAAGAACATCAACTACAGATTCGACAAGAGAGTCATCTGGTGTATCTACAGTATTAAGGGCAAGTACATACACAAGAACTAGTACAAATACCTTTGCGGGTAACTACGTGGGTAACTATGTAGGAACAACGATTGATAGTGGTTCGTCCACAATTGAGACATATACGTTATACCAAAGAACTGCATAAGTTCGGTATATATACAAGTGAATATTATAGGAGACAACAATGTCTAGAACATGGTTAGATAATGCTTTCTGGGAAACCCCGAAACAAAGAACTCTGAACGCAATAAGTGAAACTGTTGAAGGTAATAAGACCACTCGACTAGTTCACAAAATTGATGCGATTAATGCCGATGGTTCAGAAAACGAATTATTTCAAGAAGTCATAGAGTTTCTTGGAGTAGAGAAAATCAACGAAGCAAGTAAGAAACGTCTGGAAAAGAAACAGGCGGAAGCTGAAATTGAGAAACAAAAGAAAGTAGAACACGAACGTGCAAAGAAACTTGAGAAACTATTTGAGTACAAGTTAGAGACGTTTGAGATTCCAGAAATTAAAGATTCTAAAAACAGAGCGTTAAAATCTAAATTGAGACGTTCCAAGTCTATTCCTGAAGTGAACCTCTATGCCATTTTAATTGTACAGGAAGCACTAGAAGATGTCGGAACAGACTAAAGGTTTTGTAGTAGTTGCATCCAGAAATCATAACTTCTATGTGTATGCAGTAAACTTAATCGAATCAATCAAAGACTTCTATCCAGAAGCACTTATCACTCTAGTAACCGAAGAACGTTTCGTTGATGACAGAGCGGATGAAGCTGACCAGATAATCTTTTGTGATGACCATTATCGTGCAAAACTTTGGGGTATGGCACAATCTCCCTATGATATTACCATGTATGTCGATGCCGATATGGAATGTGAACACGAAGATATCATGACGGTCTGGGACGAGATGAAAGACTATGATATGGTTTTCCACGAACTGACTAAAGACCGTGAAAAGTACTACGCAATCCGTGAGTTTAAATACAACAATGGTTATGAGAAGTATCGACTGTGTGGTGGTGTTTGTCTATATAGAAGTGAGAATCCATTGGTGATGGAATTCATGGACGATTGGAACGAGATGTATCGTAGACAATTTGCTGGTGAGTGGAGACCAAAGGGATTTAATGAAGAACAGTGGAGAAAAGACCTCAAACATTTTGACCAGACTACACTTTGGTGGTTGGTCAATAAGGTAGAGAAATATAAAGATTTGAAGATTGGTATCTTTGAAGATGATATCCGATGGAATTACTTTACACAATATGGTTATGATAACAAGCAATCCAAAAGCGGTAAACCACCAATCCTTAGACATTACTCTGGATGTTTACAGAAGGACACACTTATAGTATGAAGGACATCCCTATATTAAATAAAGAAGTACTCAAGGCTCTAAAAGAGTTTGAGTGGTACTATGAGAACAGGGAATGGTTACGAGAACATTTACGTACCAATGGTGACCCAAGTAAACGTGATTGGTTTGTTGGTGAAAAACACCGTGATGAGATTATATCTCAAGCAGAAAATCACGAAGGTTATCCAGACACCATGCATTGTATATCATTAAAGAATGACCGACTTGATATCGCTCAACGTGGTAAGATGTCTGCGGAATCACATAGTGCAGGCATTGTGGAAATCTTCAAGAAGTTTGGAGAGTTGAATACAAATCTTTGTACAATCCTATCCTCACGAAACAATGCTTTATGTTCACTCTATCCACCGAATGGATACATTTCGTGGCATAATAATGCAAATGCATCCGCATATAACCTAATCTTTACTTGGTCAGAGACAGGTGAAGGCAACTTTAAGTATGTCGATGGTCACACAGGAAAGACTGTTGTGATGAAAGACAAGAAAGGTTGGCAATGTAAAGCTGGATATTTCGGTGCATATAGTGAACCTTGGTACAATAGGGTATATCATGCAGCCGAAACAGATTGTTGGAGACTCACGGTATCCTATATCTTTGACCGAACTGACATGTCAATGGGTTTACAAGACGAAATCGTAGAAGAAATAATGTCAGATTACTAGATTCTTGGACTTCCAAACCTTATAAATAAACACATAAAGGTTTTTATTTAAATGGGTACTGAGAATGTCATCTAGTAATTACGAAGATATAACAATTAATCAAGGGACGGATGTTGCTGTAGAGATACATCTCATCCACGATAGCGGAAGCGCATACGACCTGACCAACCACTCGGTTGCTGCCAGACTAAAACGTAGATTTGGCGATTCAGCTGATGACCCCGATACGATAGACTTCAACACTATTGTAGTGAATCCGTCTCTTAACGGAATCATAAATTTATCACTAACTAATACTCAAACAGATTCTATGAAGACTCGTGGAAGATATGTCTATGATGTAGAAGTATCTTATACTGACAGTGATGGTAACAACATAATCCAAAGAGTCCTCGAAGGACAAGCCGAAGTCACGCCATCGGTCACGAAATAAAAGGGAAGAATAATGACTGATAAAATTATTGTCAAAAAAGTAGTTGTCGGTACACCCATTAAGAAGGTTACTGCGGGTGCGTTTAGTATATCTAACCTCGCTGGTGTTGACGTTAGTGCAACAGAATCCGATGGTTCTATCCTTGCGTATAACAAATCTACGAGTAAGTGGGAAATCACTAACTTACGTACAGATGAGAATATCACTGCTGTCTTTGATAGTGAACAAAATAAATACACCTTTGGCTTGACAAACTCGTCATTTACTGGTAGTATAGTTCCAGACTCCAATGAGGCATATGACCTTGGTAGTGCAACTAAAAAATGGAAAGACCTATACCTAAGTGGCAATACTATTACGTTAGGAACCCTATCTCTAAAAGATAGTGGTGGTAACTTAACTGTAGTTGACGCAAACAATAATAAAATAAACCTTGATATATCTTTAAGTACAAACAATACTGCGGTATTCTCTTTTGATAGTGCGACTGGTACATTCACATTCAATGATTCAGACCTTGCACAAACAGATGTCGCAGAGACTTTCCATCAAGGATTGACTATCGTCAATGGTGCGACTATTGATAGTGCGACAATCACCAACATTGCAAACACACAATTAACAGGAAGTCAAGCGACTTTCGATAGTGCTAACATTGGTACTCTACGAGTAACTGGTAATACCGTCTTAGATGGTAATCTGACCATTACGGGTACTGAGACTACCGTAAACACTGAAACAATTAATCTTGCTGATAACACGATTGTTCTTAACTCCAATGCAACAGGAGCCCCAACCGAGAATGCGGGTATTGAAATTGAACGTGGTGACTCTGCAAACAAAACATTCTTGTGGAACGAAGGTGCTCAATACTGGGATATAGGTTCAGATACTTTTCATACCACGGGTAAGATTTTATTCGGTAACGTCTATAGTTCAGAAGCTGACCTTCCAGATGCAAATGCCTATCATGGTATGTTCGCACATGTTCACGGAACAGGTAAAGGTTACTTTGCACATGGTGGTCAGTGGAGAAAATTAGTAGACTCCGATAACACTGCACAACAACAAGTATACAATCTTACATCTGCAATAGCAGATATCACAGATGGTACAATCACTACACTTTACAACCAGAATCTCATTGGTGGTCAAGCAACATTTGATTCTGCAAGTATAACGTCACTTGGTAAGGTTGCTGGTGTTGATGCAACAACAACCGCAACTATGCGTGGTCTATTCTCCGCTGGGGGTGACTTAACATATAACAGTGGTACTGGACAATTCACGTTTGATGTAGAAGATGTCTACACCAAAGCAAACTTTGATTCTGATTTAGGACTCGCAAACAGTGGTCAACTACCAGAAGGTACAAACTTATATTACACTACTACTCGTGCTGATTCTGATTTCGATGTCAGACTCGGCACGAAATCGACATCTGATGTCAGTGAGGGTAGTAACTTATACTACACCACTGCACGTGCCGATAGTGACGCAAAACGTTCCGTATCAGTAACAGATGCTGGGGGAGATGGTTCTCTTTCATATAATTCTACAACTGGTGTAATCACATATACTGGCCCAAGTGCAGCTGAAGTAAGACAACATTTCAGTGCTAGTGGTGACATAACTTATAATAGTACAACTGGTGTTTTCTCTATTGACGTGGAAGATGTTTATACGAAGGTTAACTTCGATAGTGACTTCCTAAGTCGATTGACTACACAGATTGATAGTGCGGGTATTACTACATTAACAAATACCAATGCAACTATCACAAACTTAACAGGAAGTCAAGCAACATTTGACTCTGCGAACATCACCTCTCTAGGTGCGGTAGCTGGTGTTGATGCAACAACAACTGCTACGATTCGTGGACTCTTTACTGGTGCTGGTGACCTAACTTACAATAATGCAACAGGTGAATTCACTTTTGATGTAGAAAGTGTTTACACCAAAGCAAACTTTGATTCAGACCTTGGACTTGCAAACACAGGACAATTACCCGAAGGAAGTAATCTCTACTATACCACTGCTCGTGCAGACTCGGATGCGAAGGCATCTTTATTAGTCAATGACGCTGGTGGTGATGGTTCATTGTCATATGACAGTGCAAGTGGTGTCTTTACTTACACAGGGCCTAATGCAACCGAAGTCAGAGCACACTTAACCGCAAATAAAGGACTTTCCGTTACTAACGGTGAGTTTAACATAGATTCTGACAATGTCAAGGGAATGTTCTCTGCGACTGACGCTGGTGGTGACGGAAGTTTCAGTTACAGTAACGGTGTCTTTACATATACAGGCCCATCTGCTACTGAAGTCAGAGCACACTTAACTGCAAATAAAGGTTTATCTGTAACCTCTGGTGAGTTTAACATAGACTCCGCAAATGTCAAGGGAATGTTTGCAGGGAACAAGGGTCTATCCTATACGGATGGAACATTCGATATTGACTCTGCTAATGTCAAGGGGATGTTTGCTGGTGACAAGGGTCTGACATATTCAAACGGAACATTCAATATTGACTCCGCAAATGTCAAAGGAATGTTCTCGGTTACCGATGCAGGCGGAGATGGTTCTGCATCTTATAATTCTAGTACGGGTGTAATCACATACACAGGCCCGAGTGCGTCCGAGACAAGAGCACATTTCTCAGGTTCAACAGGAGTAACCTATAATTCAGGTACAGGTGCAATTGCAATCGGTCAGTCAGTTGGTACTACCGATGATGTAACATTCGGTAAGGTAACTCAAGACAGTGCGGTATCGAAGGGTATTCAGTTTACTCCACAGACCTCTGCATTCTCGCAAACTGCTGGTTCATTGTACTTTGACTCTGAACAGAACAAGGGTCTTTCGGTTCGACTGCGTACTCAAGAAAACGCAAACCCCGATGTAAGTCTAAACGTTGGTCAAGAGACATTCCTGTATGTTTATAACGATACGGGTGCTCAGATTGACAATGGTGATGCGGTATACATCTCAGGTACACATACGGATGGTAAACCAAAAGTAACACTTGCACGTGCAAATGCATCCAATTCGAGTGCTGTATTTGGTCTTGCGACAATGAACATTCCAGATGACGCTCATGGTTGGGTAACTCGTTATGGTCTGGTTCGTGATGTTAATACTGCGGGAATGACAGCAGGGAACACTCTGTTCCTATCCCCAGATTCTGCTGGTGTTGTGACAGAAACTCCAGTAACAGTTGACACTGGTTTCCCACATCACATTGGTCGTGTCATTGTCGCTGATGCATCAAATGGTGTCATCCTTGTTGATGGTGCAAGTGAAAGCTTTGATGACCTACGTGTTGAAAATAAATTAAAGACTACTCAATTGGTTGCGGATTCGGCATCACTTCTGAACATTCAGTTTGATACGAGTACTTTTGATTCCCAACAACCAGAGAATGAAGGTCTGTTGTATTATGATAATGCACAC